TTGCTACAAAATATTCTTTGCTACAAAATATTCTTTGCTACAAAATATTCTTTGCTACAAAATATTCTTTGCTACAAAATATTCTTTGCTACAAAATATTCTTTGCTACAAAATATTCTTTGCTACAAAATATTCTTTGCTACATTAAGATCTTTGCTACATTAAGATCTTTGCTACATTAAGATCTTTGCTACAAAATATTCTTTGCTACATTAAGATCTTTGCTACATTAAGATCTTTGCTACATTAAGATCTTTGCTACATTAAGATCTTTGCTACATTAAGATCTTTGCTACATTAAGATCTTTGCTACATTAAGATCTTTGCTACAAAATATTCTTTGCTACAAAATATTCTTTGCTACATTAAGATCTTAATGTAGCAAAAGAATTTTATGTATTATAAATAATATTTGACATATTGTATTAATTTTATTATACTTAAAATATATTAAAAAAATCGAAAGGGGTTAATAATAAAAATGAAAGATATTATGGATGATATATATTTTGAGAAATTGATTAACAAATTGAAGGTTGAAGAAAAAGACAGTATTGAAGCTAATAATATTATAAATTTATTTACAAAGTATGAATCAGATTCTATTTTTTATATTGAAATGGATGAAGGAATTTTATGCCTAAATGTTTCTGATATAATATCGATTGAAGATAATTTAATGATTTTAAAGCAAATGATTATACATGTTACAAATATAAAAAAAATATATGTCACTAATAAAAATGGATGTTATAAAGAAATTAATATTAAAAATAAGTATAAAGATAAAAATAAAGATATTATAAGACTAATGTATGAGTATGAAGTTTCAGGAATCAAATTAATAGTAGATAAAATGAAGCATGATAATATATCTATTGAAAAAATTGCAAGGTATATGTATGAAATGAGACGATCTCTTGGAATTAAATATAAATATAAAAGACCGAAAAGTTATAGAAGAAAAATATTTAAAAGAAATCTTGAAAAATATCATAATCAATTTGGACCTTTATATATTAATTTTTTCGACCTTGATATCAAAGATCCTTATAATTTCATAATTGAATCAAGTACACGAGTAAATCCAGATTACGAAACTTTAAAAGAAAAATATAAATTTGAAGAAATTAAAGATATTGAAGAAATGGAGGATTGAAATAATGGGATATTCTATTTATTGTAAAAATAAAAATAAAATTATTACATTTTCTAAACCACATTTCATACAAGGTAGTACGTATGCTGTATCAGGGACGATAGAAGCTTATTACTCAATGACATCTAATTATTCAAAAATTATTAGCAAATTTTTGAAAAATGGAATAAAAGAATTACATGATAAAAAAGTTAAAAATACTTTGAAAATTTTAGAAAATATAATGATACAACTTAATAATGATACTTATAATGAAAATTATTGGGAATGTACAGAAACTAATGTAAAATTGGCATTATATGACATGTGGAAATTAGGTTTTGAAAGTATGAAAATAGATAATGAATGTTTGTGGGATATATCATTTTAAGTTGATTTTTGTAGATTAAGAAAACAGTTGGTAGACATGTAAAATTTGTTAATAAAATCATAAAGGAGATTAAATTATGTTGATGGATAGAACTTGTTATTTATCAGAACCTAAAAATATTAAATATATTACCATGATAAAAAATGTAATTGAAAGAGAAATATTAGATGTAGAAAATAGTAGAAAAAAAACATATACATCTAAACAGGTTATTAAATTATATGAAGCTTTATACAAGAAATTAGCATACAATATAGAATTTAATGAACACTTTTAAGATATCGATTAATTTTATTAAAACTATAAAAAAAAATAAAGGAGGTATTAAAATAACATGGATTTAACAAATTTAATTTATATATTATGTTTTGATCCAGGTGTCGTTACAGGTTTCATATCTTATGATGTAATAAATCATAAAATAATAGATCATGATTGTTTAAAATCTTATGATGAAATTTATCAAAAATTCAATCAATTTAAAGATTTTGATTTTTGTACAAATTGTATTAAAAATGGAACAATTGTAATATATGAAAAAAATGTTGGTAAATTAATTACTCAAGACCAATTTAATATGTGTAAAAAAGTAGGATTTATCGAAGGGCTTTGTGAATCTTTGAATTTAAAAAGTTTTGCACAAGTGCCAACATTACGATTAGGGTATCTTAAAATAGCTAAAGAATATTTTAAATCAAATAAAACATCATATGAAATACATGAAATTGATGCGTATGCTCATATATTGAGATTTTTAACAGTTAATAAAATATAACTAAAAAATAGGAGGAATTAACATGTTAACAAAATATGAAATTGCAAAAATAATATTTACAACAGTTAATACTATAAGAAAGTTAAATGATGAAAAGGATATTGAATCTTTTGATGATATATCTGAAGAAAGAAAAAATCAATTATTAAAAAATATCGATGAAATTTTAGAACATCCTGAAATAACAGCAAAAGATGAACATGATATTTGGATGAAATTAAAATTAAAAGATGGTTGGAAATATGGAGAAAAAACAGATAGAAATAATAAAATACATAATTGTTTAATACCATATGAAAATTTGAACGTATATCAACAATTAAAAGATGAGATAGCAATTTGTATTATTAGAACATTATCAAATAAAGGAGTTGATAAAATTGAAAAAATTAATTAATTGTGGATTAATTTGCAAAGGTAGTAAATGTAAAAATTATAAAAATTGCACATTATTAAAAAAAAAAAGAAAGGATGTAATTAATATGAAAAAAATAACTATGAATAATAAACAATACTGGGAATATAATAAAAATTATTTTGAATGTTCTAAATATGAAGAATCAAATGTTCTGAATATATCAAAAACTTTGATCAATTGTATTAATTGTGAAAATTGTGAAAATTGTAAAGATTGTAAAGATTGTAAAGATTGTGAATATTGTGAAGATTGTGAAGATTGTGAAGATTGTGAAAATTGTTATTATTGTGAAAATTGTTATTATTGTGAAAATTGTGAATATTGTGAATATTGTTATGATTGTTATGATTGTTATGATTGTTATAATAATTAAAAAATAATATAATAAAGTTTAATAAAAAAATTTTAAAATAAAGTAATTAACGATTAATAAGAAAGGAAATATTAAAAATATGGATAAATATATAGGAACAAAATTAATTGAAGCAAAACAAATGAATTTAGGGGATTATAATAAATACAAAGGTTGGACTATTCCTGATAATGAAAACCCTGAAACAGAAGGATATCTTGTAAAATATTCTGACTCTTATGAATCTTGGAGTCCTAAAGATGTTTTCGAATATAGTTATAAAAAATTAAATATGAAAACGGATATCCCCGAAATGTTACAACATGATTTAATTACATATGATAATACTTATATATCACATGATGAAGAATTATTTAATGCTCCAAATAATTATTTAATTCATGAAAAAAACAGTAAAAGTGGTTATGATATATTAGCAGGAATACATTTCCAAGAAGGACCTGTCAAAGTACATGGCTTAAACGGTATATTTATGGAAGATTTACTAGCTATTGTTATCGACAGATTATATAAATTTCAGAAAAGTGAATTTAAGTGCCGAGAAAATGCAATAGTTATTACAAAACTGGAAGAATCGTTAATGTGGTTAAGAAAGAGAACGTTAAATCGAAAAACAAGAGGAGTTCAAGGAACTTATAAAGTATGATTACAAAAAAATTTTAGCTTGTCTAATATTAAAAGTATAAAATTAAATATCTGCAAGTAGGTAATTGCTTTAAAAAACCTAAAGATTCTAGAATCTTTAGGTTTTTTAAGTTATGTTAATATTGACAATTCGTATTTATTTTAGTATGATAATAATATAAATCAATAAAAAAATTTTGAAAGGAGAAAATTAATATGGGTAAAAAATTATTTGAGCAATATACGTATTATGATTTTCAAAATAAAGGAAAAGAAAGTTTACGAACAGGTTATCATATCTGGTATGATGAAAAATGGTTAATGAATTTTTCATCATTTGTGAAATTAAACAATCCAAGGATTAAAGTACCTAAAAGTAATTATAAAGAATATATTGATTTTAACTGTTTTATACATGATGATATAAGCCCTCGTCAAGAAATAGATGATAGTAGACATATTATAAAATACAATTCAAAAGTAAATGAAGTAAATATATATAGTGATAATAGTAATATAAAATTTAATAATAATATTTTTAGATTTATGTGTAAAATGAATAATCAAAATGAATTTTATTATCTTACAAGATCTCATACAATATATTTATATACATGGTCTAAAAATCAATATGATTATGAATTTCAAGGTATGTTATTAGGTTTAAGAAGGTAAGTATGAAAATAAATATTATAAATTAAAAAAAAGGAGATGTATTAATATGTCAAAACCTATAATAATGTACAAAGTATTAATTAATGGTAGGTTGAGAGAAGTTTGTGGTACAAGTTCAATAGCACAAGAATCGAAAATAAAATTTGAACAAGTTGGAAAAACAAGAGTCACTATTGAAAGATATGAAAAATAAAATATGAAATATTTTTTAAGGAGGTTATAACTAATATGGAATATAAATTAACTATTGAAAGAAATAAAGTGAAAATTATTGGTGATATATCTATTTTAGATACATCAAATCTAATTAATTGGAGTCCTTCGGGACTTCTTGATTCTGGTAGTTTTGACAAAGATAAAGAATCTATAGATTCTTTATGTACTCAAATCAAATCGTTAAATCATACTATTGTCGGAGATGATAAAATTAGAACTTGGTATAGAATGCAAAAATCAAAAGAAATGAACGCACAATTGATTCATGATAACACATATCAATTAAATGAAAATATTTTAAATAATGAGTTAAAAGACTATCAAAAACAAGCTATTAGTTTTTTTGAACAATTAAGAAGTTGTATAATAGCTTACAGCCCAGGTCTTGGGAAAACATTGATAGGAATAAACTGTATAAAAATTATTAACGCAAAAAAGATATTGGTAGTTTGTCCTAGCTATCTAAAATTTTCTTGGGCTGATGAAATAAAAAAATGGACTACTGATATGATACCTATCGTCATAAACGGGACTCCAAAACAACGTGATAAACAATACGATAATTTCATTAATACAATTAATTGTACAAAAATATTAATAGTGAATTATGAACAAATAAGAATCAAAAAATCTAAAAATCATAATGGTAAACAATCTCTAGAAATCAATATTCCAAATATCATAAAAAATATAAATTGGGATATTATAATATGGGATGAAGCTCATCGACTCAAAAGTCGTAATAGCCAAACTACTTTAGGTAATTTTTCACTAAAAACAAAAAATAGATTAATGCTCACAGGTACTCCAATAACTAAAAATCCTGGAGAAATTTGGAGTTTATTAAAAATACTTGATAAAGATAGATTCAGAAGTTATTGGGGATTTGTAAAATTTTATTGCCATGTTTGTGAAGGTTTTAGGAGTCTAGAGATCGGTAATTTAATTAGACCTGAAAAATATAAAAATATGCTTAAACCTTATATGTTGAGAAAAACTAAAGAAAGTGTGGCTCCGGAATTACCTAAAAAAATATTTAATGAAATATATGTAAGAATGGATGAAAAACAAAAAAAAATATACAACAAAGCACTTTTAGATTATTTAAAACCAAATTTACAAAGTCCTGGAGAACAAGATATTATCGAGTCAGATATTGAAAAGTTTATTAGATTAAATCAAATAGCTCAAAATCCAGTTATCTTAGGTGGCGAAAATGTATCTATCATAAAAGATACTTTATCGGATATGTTACAAGATATTGAAGATTCTGTAATTATAGGAACTACATATATAAAAATGTCTATAGATTTATATGAATCTATAGCTAAAAAATATAAAAATAGAAATGTATACTTAATCAATTCAAAAGTAAATACAAAAAAACGATATGATATATTAGAAAAATTTAAAAAAGATCTGACAGGTATTCTTATCACAACAATAAGATGTCTTAGTGAAGGTGTTAATTTAGATTGTTGTGATAATATTATTTTTTCAGACATTGAGTGGAATTGCGGTGTAAATGAGCAATTTCAGAATAGAATACATAGAATGACAAGTACTAGAGTAAAAACATATTATTTTTTAGTTGTAAAAGATACTGTTAATGAATATAAACATAAAAAAATATACAAAGAATCTAAAATGAGTCAAAATTCTTTAGGTGATAATGATCAAAAGATTATTAGAAATTTAATGGCAGAATACAAAAGATCACAAAAGTCTTAAGACTTTTGTGATCTAAATCACAAAATAGGAAGGAATTAATAACTATGTCAGATTTTTATCAAACAAAAATTATAAAAACTCGAAAACATCATTTATGTTGTAGTTGCGGATCACTAATACCTTTAGGTCATACATGTAATTATAATCAAGGTATTTTTGAGGATGAGTGGTTTAGAAATTATATTTGTCAAATATGTGTTAAATTTTTAAAAAAATCAAAAAATGACAATTCATATGATTATTGTTGGTTATTTGATGAATTAGATTATATATATGGTGTATATTTTTTAAACATTAATTATATTATAAATCGTATAGATTTTCGATTGAATCATAATAATATTGTAAGTATTGATATTAAAGAATTTTTAGAATCAATCGATAATAATACTTTCTCAAAAAAATGGCTCAAACGTCAATATAATAAATATATTAAAATATTTAAATAATATTTGACATATTGAAAATATTTTAGTATACTTAAGTTAAATTTAAAAAAAATCTAAAAAAATCAAAGGAGAATAAATATTATGATTAATAATTCAAAAAGGACTAAAAGTATCAATTTAACTTTAAAAAGTGATAAGGACATCAGTGTAATCTATCCAAATTTAGCGACACCATGCAAATATAACTTGAAAGACAATAGTTTTACAGTCCTAGATATTCGTCCTAATAGTTTAGAAGATGGATATAAATATACTGCTACATTATTAATTGATAAAGAAAGTAAAAGTGCAAACGAAATAATGAAAGCAGTCAAAGAAATTTGGAAAATTTGGGATTTAAAAAATGAAGAAAATCCAAATAACCCAATTAAAGATGGTGATAAAAAAGCGTCTAAACTTGAAAATGAAGATAAAAATGGAGATGTATACAAAAATAAATATGTTTTAAGAACATCAACAAAAAAAGTACCAAAAGTTTTTACAAAAACTGGAACATGGAATGGGATTAGAAAAATTGATGATGAAGCTATCCATGGATATTTTTGTAATGTGATGATATGTGTAAGTTATTATAAAGCTGGTACAAATGTAGGTGTAACATGTTATTTAACAGGTTTACAATTAATTGAAGAAAATCCTGATTTACAATATCAAAACCCTGAAAGTGAATTTGATTTTGATGCTAAAGAACCTGAAAAATCAAAAGATGTAGATTCATTTGATTTTGATGAGGATGATGGTAAAAAAGTAGATGTAAAAAATATAAGTAATGAAGTAGATGATGATGAAGATCCTTTTATGTAATAAAATATACTTTCATTTAATAAATTATCTTAAAAAGACTCTTAAATTTTTAAGAGTCTTTTTAAAAAAAAATATCTATATGGAGGTCTTAATATGAATGAATATAAATTACAATACAATATAATAGATACTGAGTGTTTAAGTGATTATTGGTCTTTTCAATTTAGATCTAGTAATATGGAAAAATCTAAATTAATAGAATGTACTAAAGATCATGATTTTTATGAATTTTATAAAATGCTAGAAAAAACTAAAACATCAATGTATTGTTATTCAATAAATTACGACAAAATAATGTTAAATAGTCTTTGTAAATTTGTAGAAAATCAAGTATCTAACATTAATTGGAAAATGAGAAGAATCAACGATTATTTGATTTCCGGAAACTTACAATATTTTAGAATAAATAGAGAATTTTGGTGTGATAACTTTTATAAATTGGTAGATAAAGGATATGAATCTCAAGAATCTTTTCATATGAGTATCGAAAAAATTAAGAGTAAATATAATAATGATAAATTTATAATTGCTTTTTTGGATGAATTTCCTTACTTATTAGGAAAATCTAAAGTTTTTAAGAACCTTAATATTATAGACATTCCAAAACTAATGTTCTATTATTCTGTCAGGAAAGATGGGATCATTAGACCTACGATAAGTCTTAAAAATTTACAATTATTTCACGAACAAACAAATATAAAGTTTGATTTTTCATATAAATCTATAGAAGACATTAAGAAAAATGATTTATATGATACATTTAAAGAATATTCTTTAAACGATACTGATTATTTGTTTAGATTTTTCAATGAAAATTGTTTACCTATATTAAATACACGTCTTCAAGCGTGTTTAGTAATTAAAAAATTTGATAATGATTTTATATTTAATGATAAAATGATACATTCTGAATCTAATACTAATTTATTAGTTGAAGCGTTCAAAGTTCCTGAAAATCAAAGAAATCAACAAATAACAATGAATTATACAGATCATATAAAAGAAACTGGTTATCCGGTATTTGATAACATTGTGAAATTTTCGGAAAAACATAAAGATAAAATAAAAAAAGATAAAACTTTAAAATATATGTATTGTAGTGAATATAATAAACAATATATCTTCGATGATAGTAATATTGTCGAAGGTAATAATATAGAAACCAAAATAAATTCAATAGATTCTTTTGATTTATTTGGAACCAATGTAACTATTGGATTTGGTGGTATACATGGAGCTATTGAAAATTATAATCAAAAAAATTTATGGAACATTGATTATACTAGTATGTATTCAAGTATCATATTAAAATTTAAAAAAATTTATAAAAATATAATAAATGTAGATTTATATGAAGCTCTTTATAATTTTAAAAATAAAGATGTGAAAAAATCAATAAAAGAACTTGATGATAAATTAAAATTATTAAATGATAATATTAAAAAATCAATTAATGATCTTGTATATATATCTGAAAATGAAAGTAATATTGAAAAATTAGAAGTCGAAAAAGAACAATTAGAAAAATTAAAAGATGGATCAAAACTTTTGTTAAATAATTTATATGGTATATTAAATAGTGAATTCAATCTGCCTATAAGTAATAAAACATTAGGTCGTTTCATATGCCTCTACGGTCAATATAGAGCAATAGAATTATGTAAGATTATCAACAAAGAATTAAAAGAATCTAAGTTACCTAATATCAATACCGATGGTGTATTCATTGAAAATATAGAAGAATCAATAATCGATAAAATAATAGAAATTGATAAAGATGAATATTTAAATCTTGAAAAAACTAAAATTGATCAATTAATACAATATGATGTAAATAATTACATCAAAATTGTAGATCGTAAGTTGAAAATTAAAGGGAATACTTTTGGAACTAAAATAAAACAAAGTTTCACAAGAAATGAAAAATTAAGTTGCAATATGACAAACGCTTTAAAGCTAATCGAAGGTAAAGATACTGATGTAAAGATATTACCTATATATTTTCATAATACTAAAGTAAAATCTAGTGTATTGTTGGAAAATGAAGATTCTAGCATGGATAAAATTTATTATTTAACATCTAAAGACAAGGGGAATTTCGCGATTAAAAACGTAGTAAAACCGTTAATTTTAAATTTAGATGGTGAAATATATTATTTTACTACCAATAAAAAAGATGCAGATATGAAAGAATATTTTAAATTTGCTCGACTAACTGAAAATAAGATTTTAGATTTTACAGTAAATAAAGTGAAAAATACTATGAAATATATCAAAAACCCGTTAAATCCGGATCATGAAGAAAATATAAAATCTAAAAAATCTATAAGACTTAAGATAAATAAAATATTAAAACCTTTTAATATAAATTGTTGTATCATAAATAATAAATTAGAAATATTAATTGATGAAAATAATAAAGTATCTGAAAATTATAGTAACTATAATTTGACAGATATATTAAAATCAAAAGAATCTGAGATTTTAGGATTAAAAAATATTCAAGATATCGTTTTAGTAAGTACAAAAGATCAAAATATTATAAGATCTTTAGATTCTTTTGAAACTTTTTCTATAGAACATAAAATAACAGGTTTCAAATGTTACGTTTTTTCACAGGAATTTTTTTGGACTAATGTTGAATTAGGAAATATCAAAACGTTAAATAATGATATAATACCAATTTGGAATACAAATAATAATTATATATGTAATATCAATCAAATAAAATAAATTTATATAATGTTTTTAAAGTTATCAAGATTCTTAAGAATCTTGATACTTTTTTTATTTTGTAACATAATATTATTTGATTTCTTGAATTTATTTTAGTATCATATGAATATAATAAGTTTTCAAACTTATTAAATAAAAAATTATGGAGGATTACTAACATGTTGAATGAAAAAATATACAATGAATATTTAAAAAGTATAGAAAAAACTGATATTGCGTATTATACGGATGATGAAAATTTAGATGAATTTTATAAAATGCAAAGTGCTTATTTTAACTTATATAATTTATTATCTGAAAATGTGAATAAAATATTTATAGAAAATGAAAATGATTACTTATTAAAATTACTTAAAGAACATGATGTAAACTATATTATCATTTACCATTCAGATAATATCGAAATAAAATTAAACACCTGTTATAAAAGCTATACATTACGTGAATTAAGTAAAGATTTACAAGGTTTATTAAAAGAAATGGTTTCAATTGTTTGCATATATAAAATTAATAAATCATGGTATTATTATATATTAGATTTTGAAGATCAAGAAGATAAAATATTAAATTATTTTTCAAAAATAGATTCAAAAGCATTCATATTAAATCCGTATAATTCTATGGTTTCATTTGATTTAAAATCCATACAATATCATATAAAAAATTCATATTATGAATTATAATTTTGCAAAACATAAAAACTATATAAGATAGGATCTCAAGATTCTTAAGAATCTTGAGATCCTTAAAAAAAGGAGATTATTAATTATATGAATATATTTATATTAGATTTAAATGTTAAATTGAATTCTAGATACCATTGTGATAAACATGTTGTGAAGATGATTACTGAAACGGCTCAATTATTACATAGTACATATTATTTTACTCAAGAATTCAATAAAGCAAACTATAAATTAACTCATAAAAATCATCCATGTAGTATATGGACTAGGAAATCATTAAGTAATTGGAATTATTTAAAAAATCTAGGTATTAATCTATATAACGAATATAAATATAGATACGGTAATAAAAAACATAAAAGCGGAGAACTGTTAACTAATAATACACCTATACCAAATCTAAATGATTACGGATTAACATTATTTACTCAATGTATTCCAGATAAATATAAATCAAATGATCCTGTAAAAGCTTATAGAGAATATTATATACATGAAAAAAGTCACTTATTTTCTTGGAAAAATAGAAATAAACCATATTGGGTTTGATATAATACAGATATAAATATAAGAGAGGATATGAAAAATATGGGAAGAAGAAAAAAAACTACACAAGCCGAAATGATAGCTGAACAAATAAAATATGAAGAAGAACAAAAAATCCTTCAAGCAAATGAAATAGAAATAAGAAAAAAGATGACTGAACATTATAATAAATATAGACCTACCGAAAATAATGTGTTAGGAAAACACAGATCATGGGATGAATGGACCGTATGGGATATATTAAAATGGTAAAAAAAAAATCAAAGACTCTTTAAGAGTCTTTAAATTAAAAAAAGGAGGTTACTATTAACATGAAATGTAAATGTTGCAAAGAAGATAAAAACCCACTAATCAATATACACGATGAATACTTGTGTTTGACATGTTTTATTAATTTATATAATTCACATAACAATTCTTTAAACTCTTTAGATTCTTTAATATCTTTAGATTCTTTAGATTCTTTAGATTATTTAAAATCTTTAGATTCTTTAGATTCTTTAGAAATTTTAAAAATATATGTATCTAATATTACAAAAGTATTAAAAACTTTAAATGATTTAAAACTTAACATATCTAAAAAAATAAAAAATGATTATGAACAATCAAAACAAGCAGATATAAAAATATCAGATCATTGTATCATCAGATACTTTGAACGTGTATTAAATTATGATATAGAAGATATAAAAACAAAAATAATAACAAATAATGTAAAATATAAATATCACGAATTGGGTTTAAATAGTAATAAAATTGAAATCGATAAAGATTTTTCGGTTTTGATAAAAGATAATATAGCCATAACAATATTAAAAAATGAAAAAAGAGAGGGGGAGGATATTAAATGAGGAAATGTAAAAATTGTGGAAGTGAGAACTTGAGAATGCAAGTACCATAATATAATCATAGCGATATTAAAAAAATGAAAAAAGAGAGGATATATTAAAATGAAAACTATTGATCAATTAAAACATATCATGCTCCAACTCGAAGAAATTACCAAAAAACCAGAACAATTAAACGATGGTTATCATACATTTAATGAATTGTATAACCATAGAATGCAATTAAAACATATCATGCTCCAACTCGAAAAAATTACAGAAAAACCAGAACAATTAAACGATGGTTATCATACATTTAGTGAATTGTATAACCATAGAATGATTTTATTTTCAATCATTGTAAATAAACATAAAAATATCGCATGGAAATCAAAATTACATCATGACGGTACAATGTTTGAAAATTACTTTATTGTAGGAATTGATACACCAAAAGGTCAATTTACCTATCATTATCAATTAGACAATTGGGATAAATTTAAATGCAAAGAACTAAAGAAAGCACCGCTTTATGACGGTCATACACCTGACGATATTATTAGACTTTTATCAATTTAATCAAAAAAAAACCATGGATTTTTAAAAATCCATGGTTTTTTTTTTGATCTTATTGTAACATAATAATCTTTGATAATTCGTATTAATTTTAGTATAATATAAATATAGTAAGTTATTAAAAAAATTTGAGAGGGGAAAAAAATTAATATGAATAATATAAATAAATTAAATGGAAATGATATAAAAAATTGTTTATTTGCAGGTAGGGCAACATTGACATTGGTATCAAGTGTTACTGATACAAGATATACATACAAAGTGGTTAAAAAAGATAATTTATATTTTGTAAAGTTATTAATGAATGGTGATCAATATAACTACATTGGATATATAAAACACAATATATTCAAATGGTCTAAAAAATCATTCGTATCAAAAGATTCTAAAAGTTTTAAAGCTTTTAATTACTTAATTAGAAATATAAATAATGATAAAAATTTAGAAAAATTAATAATTTATCATTCAGGAAAATGTTGTAAATGTGGAAAAGAATTAACAACACCAGACAGTATTAAATATGGCTTGGGTCCTATTTGCAGGAAATCAAATTAAAAAAAAGTCCTGAGGATATAAAAATCCAGGAGTATTAAGACTCCTGGATTTTTATATCTTATCGTCGATTATACATATTGCCTATGTTATAATAAATTTTATATAAGAAAATTTATATATTGTTGTCACTATGTGGCAATTGGTGATATTACCTATAAGAAATAGTTTGTGGCTATTTCTTATTTATGTAAAATTATTATTTATCCAGGAATCTTAAGACTCTCAAATCTTAAGACTCTCAAATCTTAATTTTATTTGATTTTTATTATACGTTATGATAATATAATCAATGACAGGAAAACATTAGAATAAAGATTCTTAAGATTTTTAATAATCATCTTAAGAATCTTTATTGAATAAGGAAGGTTTTTTTTTTATGGATATTAAATTATTAAGAGAAAAAATAAATAATTGTACATTATCTAAAAGTGAAATAGCTGACAGTATTGGTATAACTTACACAAGTTTGTACAATAAATTATCAGGTATTCGAGAATTTAAGATTGATGAAATATATAAATTATTAAAACTAATTGATTTAGAATTTGATGATTTATATATATCTGTTAATTACAGTCCTTTAATATTTTTTGATTTAACAAAAAATTTAAAAATAAATGATTTTAGAACACAAGTTCTAAAAATTAAGGAAGAATTCAAAGAATTTAAAGAATCTTTAGAATTTGGTGAACAAATAAAAATAACTAATGAATTATTAGACCTGGTACAAGCTTGTATTAGTTTGTATCATTTACAACATAAAGATTCTTTAGAACATTATGATCGATGGTCAACTAAAATTAAAAAACGCTTGAAAAATAATTATGACTGGGGGAAGAAGGTATAAAAAAATGGATGATAATAAAATAAAAAAAATAAAAGAAGTAATCAATAATGATTATTTGAAATTATTATTTATATCAGATCAATTGAATACATGTATGATAAAATACAATTATTTCAAAAATCATTCAATTGAGGTACATAAAAAAAAATTCTATAATGTTGAATTAAATAAAGAATTAGCTGATTTATATATATTATTAAATATTTATTTATCAGAAGAACTTATCAATTTAAGAATCGATAAGTTCATTGTACATATTGCCGATTGTAAAAATCAATTATGAAAAAAAAGGTGATGAAATTGATAAGACATATTAAAAGAAATAAATTAAAAAAGTACATAAACTCAAATAAAATCCAAACAACTTGGTTAAATTATCAAATTGAAAAATATGGTTATAAACAATATAAAATAATGTTACTTAAATGTACTGGTAAACATTATTGAAATAACTTACAATAGAAACTTGGAAATTAATTAATTAAAAAAAACATCAAGATACCGAACTTGATGTTTTTTTGTATACCTTTGGCTTAAAATACATGATCTTAATTATAAATCTTTTAATTCAACTATAGTTAGATATAATAGTATTATTAATGCTATTATTGTAAATATGCTAAATATTGCTACTATACATCCTGATATACATCCAATATAATCATATATATCCATCAATTAACTCCTTTGAACATTTCTACCTTTGGATCTTAAAATACCTTTGGATCTTACAAATCAAAAGGTATTTTAAATTGCTGAAATGTATATATTTTGTTAAATAATATAATTATACCTTATACTTATAGAAAGATTTCATACACAATATTTATGTGAACTACTCACCACTTACGCTAACGCTTAGATGTGGGAGCTTCAAAAGAAGTTTGCTAAACTAACCTTATTCTTTTTGGACTATCCACAAGCCCTCTACACAGTTTTTCAAAATTGAAATTCTGCTTACTTTTACGTAATAAATATTATATACCAAAATAATAAAAATTTCTAATATTTTAATATTAGAAATTTTTTAGAAAAAGTTCATTTGTTCATATCGCACCTTGAATCATTTGAATCATTTTATCATTTTTTTTCAATATTATCATGAAAAATCCAAAAAATCAAATATTGATTTCTTGGACTCGTTTTAGTATAATTATGTTAACATTTAAATCCACACAATTGTGAAGGGCGAGAATTTTTTATGTTGAAAAATAGTAATTTAATTATATCATATAATAGGAGGTATAATAATGATAAAAAAAATAATAAAATTATTATTATTTTCAGATGATGAAATAAATCAAAAGTATTTTAATTTATTAAAGTATCAAATAAACAAAAAAGATCAAGAAATTAAAGAACTTAAAATCACTATTAAAATACAAAAAAATACAATCTCTTATATTGAATCAAAAAGTTCATGGTCCTTGATAGATAAATTAATATTTCTCAGAGATGGTTTATATAAAATCAATGAAATCAAAAAACTAAAGAAGCAAAAAATTAAGGAAGCATCGATTATTGAAAATAAAAAAATTATAAATTTCAATGATATTCAAAGAAAAATGTAACCTTAAAAAAAAAAAAAACCATAAGTCCATTTTCTAGCTATTCTATTTATTCATAATCATGAATTAATAGATATTGATAAATAGAATCGCTAGAAACTATTAATATTTTAAAACTCTTGATATCAGTAAGTTCTAAAGATTTTTTATGATTTTAAAAACTCACTGATATCAAAGGTTCTAGAGTTCTAAATATTTTACTATCAAAATATTATAAAATCACCTTTAAAAAAAAATAATATTAGACATAATAATACATAAATATCTAATATGTTAACTGGTGTGATATAATGGATTTATTAAACTATTAAAAAAGGAGGGTTACTAATATATGGAAATTACAGTATTAACTAAAATATTTAAAAATTTAGCATTAAATGATCGTTGTTTGTTTAAATCTATTTATTTAGTTATATATGGAAATGTAAATCATTATAAACATACTGATATTACAAAAATAATAGTAAAAACTATTGATTATTACATAATAAATAAAAATAATTTAGAAACATTTTTCAAAAGTGATGATGGTAGAATAATGATTTCTAATTCTTTATTATTCATTAATTTATTAGATTTCTTTAAACTTCACGGATATTCAAATGATCTTGAGGTTAAAGATATTTCTTTAGTTATTCGGAAAAGTAAGATCGATAAGTTCTTAAATTTTCTATTTTTATATAAAAAAATAGAAATTCCTAAAAAAATATCTGATTTAAATGCAAATAAATTAACTACAATTCAACATTACCTTATTAATGATATTTACAACGGTATTAAAGATGGTTGTATATCCGATAATAAAAGTATATTTAAAATTCCAGAGAACTTAAAATCTTTTGTTAGACCTTATAATGTTAAATCGAAAATATCTCAAAAATGCTTCAATGCTTTATATAATATAAAATTTAACGAAATAAAAGATATAATGAAATTTGAAGAATTCGTGAATATTAAAAATTTACATTTTCCTACATTTAATCAATATTCAAGATTGTTAAATAATTTTGAATATCAACACAATAAAATAAAATGTAATATTAATAGTAAAATATTTAATATCCATAAAAAGTATATAGACTTTGTACATTTAATTTACAGGTACAATATGTTGCAACCTTTAACAAATAATATAGATCTAGGTTTCTTGAGTACTTATGATTCTTATTCATTAATAATCATACAACATAATGAAATAATAGGTCAGATAATGCCTTTATGTAAAATTATTTAAAAAAAAGGAGTGTTATTATGAAATCGGTATCTTGTGATCAATGTAAAAAAATTTTTAAAATAATTCTTAAAAAAATAAAGCTTCAAGAACATTTCATCCATAAAACAATATTTATTTGCCCTCATTGTAATAAAGAATATTTATGTTTCTTCGAAAATTCATACACTGATTCATTATTAAATCAAATTAAATTATATGAAATTGGATTAAAACACCTTAACCCACAATCTATTAAATATCGTATATTAACTGCAAAAATTCAAGATCTCATGGATAAACGAAAAGATGCTATTAAATACTTGAAACAAGAATATATCCACCTTATTAAATAATATATGCTTCATCTTTATTCACAAGGAGACTCCCGCTTCTAAAGCTGTGAGAGGAATTGTGACTACTCTTAAATTCCTTAAGAGTTTTTTTTTTACCTTCAATCAATCTAATAACTTGATTCTTTAAATGTATGTTATTTTAAATATACAGGTTCTTTGATTTGTATAGTCTTATGTCGATTTGGAACATACTGTAAATTACAGAAATTAGGTGATGTAAAAATTTAGCATGTATATTTCCAATGTATAAAAATGGTCATAAGTATCGTTTAACACATATTACTAAACATGTTAATAAAAAACATTTGAGATATTGAACAAATACAAAAAATTTAGGCAAATTTTTTGCCTGTTACTAATACCTTACATTATACCGTTATAATCCTTACTATTACTAAGTTTAGAGATTTGTCAGCTAACATAAGCAGGCATTCTTTAGGCACCAATATACATATCGGTCAAAAATTAGCTACCGTCATTACTATCTTATAGAGATCAGGCATTTTAGGCATAAAATATTAAAGTCAGCTAGCCAGAAAAAACACCCTAATTTTTTTTTACATTATCAAATTATATATTTATTCGTAGAAAATGCCTAAAATACCTTAGGGTATTGTACAATAGTGATAATCAGTCTTTAAACGGGTTTTGTCATTTGCCTAAAAATGCCTGTCACCTATAGGTGACGAGGTCTGTATACCTGTAATGACGATGGCTAGAAGGTAATTAGGTACTAAAAAAACTTAGGCAATTTTTTTGCCTAACTATGCCTAGAGTAGTCATAATCATTAATTGGGCAAGGGATCAAAAAGGTTCAAAAAAGATTTGTAAAACAATATTGATTAATAGTCAAAAAACTAATACAAAATAGTCAGGTTAAAAATTTGCCTAAAAGTATTTAAAAAAGTTAGGCAAAAAATTTGCCTAACTGTGCCTAGAGTAGTTATATCAATTGATTTAATGGGTTTTAAGATATTTTGTTTCATATAATATTGATATTTAGAAATTAATTTTTAAATATTGATATGGGCCTTTAAAGCATGATATTACTTATTTAAAGTATTTAGTGTATAAAATATTGATTTAGAATTTAAATTCTAAATATAAGATTCTAGGCATATTTTTTTGCCTAATTTTTAATCGTGATTTTTAAAATTTTTAAATCAAAAAGATAAAATTGCTTTAAGACCTTTAGTATCAATAGATTTAAAGAATTTAAGTACTTTTTTTCAATTGTATCTAAAGATTCTATAATTTTTCGTATTTTTAATATAATCCAGTAATATCAATACCGTCAAGGTTTTATAAAAGTTAATTTAAATTAAATTAGATATATGCAAAACACTACTCGTTTTTTAATTTTTTAATATATTACGACTTTATGACATGGACATCATAGAGACATAGCGTTAGTTTAACTGTCATTCCATGTAGTGAATTGCTGACATAGATATTTAAAATAACTTTACCATATTTTGTTAATCCAATTCTTAGCTTCCTTTGAATCTTTTAGGATCTTTGACATTTTATGTATTTCCGAATATTTTACAATTTAATCTGTTTCCAATAATAGGTGATTGACATACACGAATTCAGATTACTTTTTTACTTGATAAATTTGTAAATATAACGCCTTACCAAATGTTTTGTTTATCCACTAATAATTGGAAAAAAAAACTTCCAATTCTTGAAACGCTGATTATTCAAAATACAAATAAAATTAGTGACACAAAATTTTCATACTAATAATGAACTTTTGTTTTTTAGAATGGCTATGTAAAATCATGTTAAAAACAACAATTCTTAGCTTCCTTTTGATTTTAGTGACTTATAGATGTGTAAAAAATATGTTACTAAAATTTGTAGAAAAAAAAAAATACCATCGGGGGGTATGCTGGTACGAACCATAATCACTTAAAAAAAAAATATAGTTTTTAAAACTGACAAAGTACTTTAAGACCAGTGATAGTAATGGTTCTAGAGATCATGTGTAAATAATTACCAATTGGAAAACATGGTAATTATTTCAATCAAAAGTATACAAGACGTTCCAAATATTTCCAACGGTTTTACTGGCTTACAGCGATTTAGTTATATTTAAATATTCAAATATTCAAATATTTGAATATTTACAGTTTGAGGATACTTTTGTAATAAAAATATAGTAAATTAAGTAAATAAAAAACGACTTTTAAAATGACAAAATATACGTACTGATATCACTAGTTTACATGTACATGGTCGTGGGAAACCTTGTTACAATCAGACATGTAAGAGCTAAAAAAACTTACTTTTTTTAACGCACACGTTTGTTACCATATATTAGTATTGACAAATATTTTAAATATTGTATAATAAAAGGTTTGTTAAAAATTAGTTAATTTTAAAATACTATTTTATTAAAAAGTATGATATAATGAAAAAAAATTAAAATTTGTCGTATAATAAGTTAAGATTATGTTGGACAAGGAAGCTAAGAATTATTAGAATTCTCAGCTTCCTTAAAATAATTTAAATGAAATAATAATAATACTAAAAAAAATTGTTTCATGTGAAACATATAGCATTTAGTTCCCTTAGTTCCCTTAGTTCCCTTAGTTCCCTTAGTTCCCTTAGTTCCTTTAGTTCCCTTAGTTCCCTGAGTTCCCTGAGTTCCCTTAGTTCCCTTAGTTCCCTTAGTTCCCTTAGTTCCCTTAGTTCCCTTAGTTACTTTAGTTCCCTTAGTTACTTTAGTTCCCTGAGTTCCCTTAGTTCCCTTAGTTCCCTTATTTCCCTTAGTTCCCTGAGTTTCTTTAGTTCCCTGAGTTTCTTTAGTTCCTTTAGTTCCCTGAGTTTCTTTAGTTCCCTGAGTTTCTTTAGTTCCTTTAGTTCCCTGAGTTCCCTGAGTTCCCTGAATTTATTTAGTTCCCTTAGTTCCTTGAGTTCCCTGAGTTCCCTGAGTTTATTTAGTTCCCTTAGTTCCTTGAGTTCCTTGAGTTCCCTGAGTTTATTTAGTTCCTTTTATCATACTATATTTGACAATACGTTTGTATTTTAGTATAATATAAACAATAAGTTAACAGATGTAATTTTCATGAAAATTCTGATACTGGGAGTGTTGATTATGGATTTAAGTATTATTGAAAAAAGTATGACAAATATTAAACCAACAGAAGAACAAATTAAAAAAATTGAATCTTTACGTGAAGATTATAAAAGTTTAGCAAAATGTGTTAATGAAATATCTAAAGATAGCAGATATAAAAGTTTAGCTATTACAAGTTTAGAAGAATCGTTGATGTGGGCTGTTAAAAATATATTGTTGTAATAAAGGAAGCTAAGAATTCTTAGCTTCCTTTATTATTAGGTGATGTTAGTTATCATACATCATGTCAAAAACATTAAATAATGTGAAGTATTAAGGAAGCTAAGAATTCTTAGCTTCCTTAGTACTGAGACCTGAGGGACTGAGACCTGAGGGACTGAGACCTGAGGGACTGAGACCTGAGGGACTGAGACCTGAGGGACTGAGACCTGAGGGACTGAGACCTGAGGGACTGATGAACTTATGTGCTGATGAACTTATGTGCTGATGAACTTATGTTATGTGCTGATGGTACTAAGGGACTAAGGGACTGAGACCTGAGGATTTATGTGCTGATGGTACTAAGGGACTAAGGGACTGAGACCTGAGGATTTATGTGCTGATGGTACTAAGGGACTGAGGGACTGAGGGACTGAGACCTGAGGATTTATGTCCTGATGGTACTAAGGGACTGAGGGACTGATGATTGTAATAAGAATGCATTTGATAACACCGATTTATTGTAGTAGTTTTTTTAATTGTTTCACGTGAAACATATAGTATTTAGGAAGCTGAGAACAAAAGTTTTTTTTAAGTTTTATATTTTTTTTTTTGTTATTTTTAATTTTTTGTAATTTTTTATTTTTTTTGATTTTTTAAAATTCTGGGAAATTATAGAAAATTTATTTTTATTTTTTCCGAGGTAGTGAAAATAAATCTACGTAATATTTTTTCAATATACTTAAATAAATCCAAGAATTCAATAAACTTAAAGAATCAAAGAACTTAAAGAATTAATGAAATAAAAAAAAATCCAAAAACTTAAAGAATCAATGAACTAATGAACACAAGGAGAGGATTGACTATGTTATCAAATACCTTTCAAATTATATTAAAGAAAATAGCCTGTAAAATGAATTTACAATTAAAAACTGTTGAAAATATTCTTAAGTATATAGAAAATATGAATATTGAAGATTATTTGTATGCAGAAAATTTAGAATCTAAATTTAAATTAGACCAAAAAACTATTCTTAAAATATTAACTTTACTTGAAAAAGAAGATATTTTAAAAAAAGTATACAAATTATATTGTCCTAGATGTAATAATTTTAGTGATGATTCATATGAAACTCTAAAAGATTTAGAGGAATATGAGAATTGTGAAAATTGTGGTAATAAACTAATATCCAAAGATAATTTATATAAATATGTTATTATATTTTTTGTGGTGAAAAATAATGGCAAATAAAAAAACTTTCTTTCATGAATATTATGAAAGTATGGGCAAAGATTTTTCAAAAATTTCGTTGTCATTTAGTAAAGAAGTGAAAAGTCAAGTTAATTTAATAATTTAGAAAGGAGAATGCAAGGAGAGACTTAGTAGTCGCAATTCCTCTCACCACCTAAGATGTGGTAGTATCCTTGCGAGGAGTGATGAAATTAGACAAAGATATATATACAATTCCTGAAGTAGTTAGAATCTTAAGATTAAATGATAAAGAAGTGAGAGAAATGTTAAGAAATAAAACTTTATCAGGTTTCAAGATGAATAATGGTGATTGGAGAATTAGTAAAGAAGCGATATTAATTTTTTTAAACGATAAAGAATATAATATATTTAAAAATCTTGATGGTTATGTTATTAATATTTATCTAATACATAAAGACGTAGATTTATCTAAACTTAAAGGTAAAGATTTTACAAAATGTAATTTAGATGATCATTTATTTTCAGATATTAAAAATAATGAAGTAAAATGTGTATTTGGCGGAGTAGAATTTATAAGGAAAGAAGAATTGAATAAATATATTGGATATACTTCAAGGAATAGAGAAGAAAACAGATATTATCAGTTATAATTATGATAAAGAACTTAATATTCTAAAGACTTTAATATCTAATGATAAAAAATTACAAGAACTTATTGAATTTTATGATAATTATATTATGGACAAATATGAAGATTTAACGACTTTGTTTTCATTTAAGAATTATGAATTGAATTTGATGTATCTACAATCAAAAATTTATAAATACCATAGAGAAATTTATTATACTGGTATAAAAGATATTGAAAAATTTGTAATATATTATTTTGATAATTGTTATAATAGTAATATAAATATTTATGATTATTTAAATATGATATATTTTACTATAAAATACTAACGAGACCTTAGAAAAAAAAAGACCTGAAAATATTTTAAGGTCCTTTTTTCCATTAGTATTTAAAAGCAGTATTTAAAAGTAGTCATTATGTAACTTATTTTTTTTTGAAAATCGCTAATTAAAATACTTGTTTTAATTTTTTTAAAAAATAGGGTAAAAAAGTAATTTCTTTATACTAGTTTATACATCATATGAACTAAATTAATTATAATATATAAGATTATATCTTGTCAATTTTGTTATAATATAAATAAAAAAGGAGTACTTTATTAAATGAATGCTTTAAAAATTGATGAATCTTGGTTTATTTCACTAAATAATTATGAATATTTAAATAAAAAATTTACTATCTATAAGACTATAATGCATAAAGATACATGGTTACTTTCATGTTTAACTGAAAATATTACAGATTTTGACTTAAAAACTAATGATTTTAATGAAGCTTTTAACAAATCTATTAAAAGATTAGAAACTTTATCAAATAATGACAAAAGAAGAAGGAGATTTATAAAAAAATGAGTATAAATGAAAATATTTATATGAAAATGATTAAAGAATCAAGGTATTTTATGACTATTTTACATTCAAATCAATGTGAAATATGTAAATTATCTGAAGAATTTAAGATAAAGATAAATTCAATGATTTTCAGAGATGTAAAACCTGTATTAATACAGTCTGAATTAATTAGATATTATCCGGAAAAATTTACTAAGAATGCTGATAAGATATTAGAATATCATCAACAGTATATCAAATGTTTGATTGAAGATTTGAATATTAGGAAAATGTTCAAACATTTATCACATAAGATAAAAAGTATTAACAAATTAAATTCAACAGATAAAGCTATATTAATTAATGAAATAGAATTAGAACTTAAAAAAGATAATGATATTTGTGATTTCAATGATCATTTGATAACTATGAAAAATAACTTATTTAAAGAAACATTACCGTTATCATTAGCGCGGTTAAATTATGAATTAATCCATGGTATAACTGATAATATAAAAAACATTACTAATTCAGTGAATACCTTATGGAAAATGATGAATAATATACAAATAGTAGATAATATAGAAAATGGTATTGAAGATTTTGACAAAGTATCACAAGACAAAATAGTATCATTAGCCGATAAAATAAAAGAGGCTACAAAAAAAACAATACCTGAAGAAACTGAAGAAACTGAAGAAGAAAAGAAAGGTTAAATTATGGAATATCCTTATCCTACTAAATATAATGATACATGGGAACTTGAAACCATAACCGTACGTGATATCTTTTGGCAAGCTAGTAAAAAAGAACGTATTGAACTTGCTAAAAGTAATCCATGTATATTTGGTGAACAATATATAAAACCTTGCATTAAACAATGGATTTATAATACAGCTAAACATCAGTATTATATGCTGTATGAAGCATTGACTAATGACAATATTGTAATTCATATCCCGATGGAACATGCAAAATCAACATGGTTCAGTTTAGTTTTACCATTGTGGTTTTTGATCAATGATCGAAACACTTATGGTTGTATATTGTCTAATACAGCAACACAAGCAACTGGATTTTTATCTGCTATAAAATGGCATATAGAACATAATGAAAAATTTAGAGAGGATTTTCCAGAAATACGTCCTGATTATAAATCTAAATGGGCGGAAAATGAGATAAATATTATTCGAGATAAGGATAAACAAAGTAAAGATTATACCATGGTTGCAAAAGGGACAGGTAATGCTATTCTGGGAGCAAGATTTGAGTGGATTATAGCCGATGATATTTTAGATCTTGAAAATACAGCAACTGAAATCCAAAGAAATAAAGTGAGAAAATGGTGGAATCAAACTGTAGATTCTAGAATTATAGAAGGAGGTCGAAAAATAATCATCGGGACATTGCAACATGATAAAGATTTGTTAGTTGAATTAGGTGAAAAAAAAGATATTTATAAATATATTAATTTAAAAGCATTATATAACAATAAAATTCCATTATGGGAAGAACAATGGAGTTTAAAAAGATTATTGTATAAAAAAGCTAGTATTGGAATTTTAGATTTTAACAAGACTATGCAAAATGACCGGGAATCTACACAAAATAAATCACTGGATCGTAAATGGTTAAATTATTACGGTCCAACAGAACATTATAACTTTAAGATTCATAACCCTAATGTTAGAATATACATAGGTATAGATCCAGCGATAGCTGACGACAAGACAACTGCGGAAAAAAGACGATTAGATAAATTTGCTCTAATGGTTACTGGTTTCGATTTGACATCAAAGTTGATTTTTGTATGGGATTATTTACAAGGGTACTTTACATTTCCAGAACAGATTGAAATTATTGATAAACAATATAAAAGATATAAAGAAATTAATGTTGTAAAGGGTATAGGCATAGAACAAACTGCTTATCAAAAAGCGTTAAAACAACAGGCGTTTTTATTATCTTCACTACCTCCTATAAGAGGTGTAAATACAGGTACATCAAGTAAAGCAACAAGAATTGATAGTCTAGGCGTGTATTTTCAGTCTAAAAGAATTTATGTCAAAAGATCTCATGATAGCTTGATAGATGAATTCGTGAGTTATGAACCAGGTGGGTTATCACCTAATTTATTAGATGCACTGTGCATTATAATAACAATGATCACAGGAGTATCTACTATATCAGATATAAAAGTACATACTAAAAATATTTTTAAAAATGAAAGGAGTTTTATAACACAATGGTAAAATTAAACAAAATACAACTTAAAGAAATTATAGATTTAGGTAGAGGAATTGAAAATTTAGAAAAAATTAAAGAAATAACGAAGTATCAAAAAAATGGCGTTGAATTAACTGAAATGTATAAAAATATTAGAGAACAATTGAGTCAAGAAATGTTGAATATTTATTATCAAGAATCTAAAGATGCTTTAGAATCTAAAGAATCTAAAGAATCTAAAGAATCTAAAATACCTAAAGAATCTAAAATACCTAAAGAAAGAAAGAAACCAGGTAGACCAAAAACTAATGAATAGAAAGGATATAAAATAAATGACTACTATATATAACGCGAATGGGAAAGTATATAAAAAAATAAAACCTAAAATAAATGAATTAGGTGGTACTGGGAGATATAGAAATCAAAGATTTCAAAGTACATTAGATACAGATGAATATTATAGTAGTTTGAAATTTCCTTATGATATAAATATATATAATAAAATGGGACGGTCAGATGCTCAAGTACAAGCTGTTTTATTAATGATTTCTTTACCTATTAGAGCTACTCAATGGTTCATTAGACCATTAGACAAATCAAAAAAAGCTCAAAAAATAGCTGAATATATTGATAAATGTTTATTTTCAGGAGTTAATAACGGATTGTATATGGGTTTTGATGAATTCATCAAGAATGTAACTACTATGTATCAATATGGACATAGTGTTTTTGAAAAAGTTTTTGAAATTAAAAAATCGATGATAAAATGGAAAAAATTTGCTGTTCGACCTCAATCTACAATTTATGATATACATTATGACGATGTAGGTGATGTTAATGGTATAAGTCAATATATGATTGATCAATCATGGAGACAACAATATATTGATATAGATAAGTTATTGATTTTTTCACATAATATGGAACAAGGTGATATTAGAGGGGGAAGTATTTTAAGAGCTTGTTATAAACATTGGTATATTAAAGATTTTATTTTAAAAATCATGAATGTCGGGATCGAAAGAAATTTAGTAGGTACACCAGTTATAAAGTTACCAGAAGGGTATACACAAGATGATAAAGAATTAAGTGATCAAATTGTTACTACTTTAATGAGTCATAATTTCGGTGGTATAAGGATGCCGGAATCTTTTATATTAGAAATGTTTGAAGGCAAAAGATCTTTGATTGATGTTTTACCATATTTGAAATATCAAGATCAAATGATTACGATGAGTATCTTAGCACAATTTATGCAGTTAGGTACTGATGGATCAAGTGGATCATTTGCATTATCTAGCGATCAAAGCAGATTGTTTTTAATGATGCTTGATGCAAGTGCTAAAAATATATCAAATATCATTAATGTGCATGCTATTCCGGAATTGGTTAATTATAATTTTGCAAGTGATTTATACCCGAAATTATGTTTTAAACCGATTGATTCTACGAAACTTATAAATACATTAAGTAGTTTAGTTAGTGGTAAAATCGTATTACCAGATGATGATTTAGAGGATTATATAAGAGATATGTTAGATATGCCTGTAAAAAATCCTGCTAAAACTCGTGAAGAATATGCATTAATTTTTGAAGAAAATACAGTGAAAAAGGATGAAATCAATGAGTCTAGTGTAATTGATAAACAACAAAAATTAGAAAGTAATGATTTGAATAATAAATCTAACAATTCTAAAGGTCTTAATGATAAAAACGATTCTAAAGATCTTATAGATAATAATCAAAAAGGATCAAAAAAACCTATCGAAACTAATAGTAAAAAGAAACAATATATGGATAAAATAAAGGATGATAAGATTAATTTAATTGAAGATGATAATGTGTATGATAATATTAATCATTATAAATCATTAATATATGGTTTATTTAATCAAAAACATAATGAATTTTACGATTTATTTTTACCACAAGTTAAAAGGTTAAAAGAATCAGTAATGAATCGAGAATTAAAAGATATTAGTAAAATAAAAAGTGTTGGAAAAAATGATATCAAAAATTATTTAAAATCAAAAATAAATAAGAATAGCTCATTTATGACTGAAGATTATTTTGAATCTTTGATAAATATTATCTCAAACGATATTTCAGAAAAATTAAAATCAACTTTTTTAAATGAATTTTTGTATTATTTTGATGAAAATAGTAAAACATTACATGATAATTTTGAATATGATGTATTAGAAGAATTTAATTTATAAGGATGTTATTAATGAAAATTAAAAGATGTTGGAAATGCAATAAAAAAATAAAAAGAAATGATAAAAATTGCCCTTTTTGTGGAGCTATACAATAAAAAAAAATTAATTTAAATTAAGGAGGTTAAAAGCGATTATGAAAAATTATATAGGTTGTAAAATTATAAAAGCTAAGAAAGTTACATTGAAAGAATATTTTATAAAAAAATATGGTAAAGAGTTTCAATACAATGGACAACAAGATTTGAATAGCATGGTATATCTTGTAATATATCCACCTATTGGAATTGATGATAATAAACCTTATATTTCAATGAGTCCTGTGTCTGTTTTTGAAAAAGCTTATAGGGAAATTGATAATGATGAAATTAAACTAATGTTGGAGAATATTGATTAATGGATGATACTTTTAATTTTTTAAAAAAAGATTTTCAAGAAGATTTAACAAAATTACTTGATATTTATAATATTGAAATAGATTTTAATTTACCATCATATCAATTACAATCCTGTATAATTCAATATTTATTAAGTTTGAAATTAGGAATTCAAGGATATGAAATATTTCATAATATAAAAAAAGGTGATGAATAAATGAGTCCTGACAATTTAGATAAAATATCAAGTATTTATTTAGGTTGTACTATTTCAGATAGTACTATTATTAAATCAGATACAACTAAATATTTAAATATTAATAATGTGTTACATCCTAAGAAAAAAAAAAGAAAACAATGGTATTTATTAACACATGTTAAAAAAATAAGAAAAAAGAAAAAATATTTTAAACAATATCATGGATATAAAACAATATCATGGATATAAAAAAAATATAAGATAAATTAAATAATAGAATGTATGAAAAATTATTATTTTTCTGAATTATAAGAAAATTAAGAAAATTAATAAAATTATTTAAAATATTGAAAATATTTAACTAAATAAAAAATATTGTAATAAAATAAACTATTATGATACAATAGTGTCAAGAAATTTAAAATAAATGTGATAAATTTTATATTATGAAAATATTTAATAAATTATATACGAAATATAATGACAAATATTATATAAAATTTAACAATTCTAAGAATCTTGTATTTCAACAAGATGACAAAATTGTAAATAGTTTATTTTTCTATTTATTTTAAAATAATAAAAAAAAATTAAAAAAAGGGTGGGTATCATGGGACAAACTAAAGGGATACCACAATATAAAAAATATCATTACAAACAATCTTGGAGTTCACAAGCTTCTACTAATTCATATGTTAATTTAGGTAATTCTTGGGATACTGCAGGATTAAAAAATAAAATTATTCAAATAAATAATACAGGTGATACAAATGATATTGATTATAAGATTTTAGGATCTTTAGATAATTCAAATTTTGATTTATTGGTTGATACAAGTACAATTGGGGCACTTGATTTTGAAATAATTAATATAGATTCTTTTTTGGAAAATAGTTATATACCTTATTTGATAATACAAATAAAATCTAAAGTTGCAGATAGTCATAGTACAGTTACTGCAATTGGGACATCTATTTAGAATTTCGGTAGTATGAATATATTATACGAGGAGGTATATAAAAAATGCCTAAAAGAATAAGAAGTAAAAATAATGAAACTATAGGTACTAGTATAGATAATGGTAAAAAGACTATAACAACATCTAGTACTAAAGTATTAAGTGAATGTAATAGATCGTATTTAGTTCTTACAAATGTAAATGCTTATGATGTATGGTTAGGATTTGGTGAAACTGCAGTGATAAATGAAGGTATATTATTAGCAGGGTTTGGAGGGTCTATAGTATTTACAAAAGATAATATATACCAAGGTGATATTTACATGATTGCGAATGGTGGCAGTAATGATATATCTTATGTGGAAGGGGTTTTATAAATTGAAATATTATAACATACCTTCTATGAGACAAGAATATATAAATGTATTGGATTTATTGGGTAATTATACAAGAGAAGAAATTATTCAAGCTGCTATTGATATAGCAGTCCTCAATAATAAATGTGTATATGTACCTGGTGGTATATATGAAATTTCAAATACTGTTATTGTAAAAGATAGTGTAAAAATATATTTAGATAATGCTATTATTAAACCTACATCAAATATTGATGTAGTACAAATAAAACCAAATGCAAAAATTATCGGCTTAACAGTTGATTGTAGTGCAATAGAAGGATGGAATAAAACAGCTATACTTATATACGGTGGTGATGTTTTTCGAGGATATGATAGATGTTTTTTGAAAAACATAACATTAATAAATACCATTACCGGTGACGGGACATTACATTTAGGTAATGGGATAAAAATGTATTGTGATGTTTTAGGACAAGCAATAGAATTTATAAATTTTGAAAATATATATACTCAAGGGTTTGGTAAAGGTATATATATTTATAGTACTATAGCGACTAATTATACAAATAGCCCTTGGATAAATGCGAATAATTTTACGGGTTATCAAAGTTTTAAAGATACCAGTGCAATTTACATAGACTGCAAATATCAAGCAGAAGGAAATATATTTTCTAATTTCCAAATTCAAGGTGATTATTATGGAAGTAGTGATTATGGTATATATGTAAAATCCAGTAGAAATAAATTTCACGGTGCTATTTACGATTGGGGCGCGAGTTTTCAATCGGAGACAGCAATATATATTGAAAGTGGAAGTATTAATAATTCATTTGATTTGGTTAATCAAACTATTTATGATGTGAAAAATATTATAATAGATAATGGGGCTAGGACAGTGTTTGAGACAAATTCAACAAAATCTTTAAATGCTAATTTATCATTAACTTGTGATAAATACGGGATGAATGGAATTCAAGATAATTTTTTATCGTATGCTGATAAAAAATTTAGCTGCAGTTTGACAGGTACACCAACATATGGTGGATTATCTAGAATTTTTGATCCTAATAATTATCTTTTAACTCCATTTTCTGAGCAAACAGTAATAATAGAGATTGATATGGGTTCAGAATACATGACTAAATGTTTACATATAGGTATACAGTTTGTTTATGGATATTTTGCAGAAAATATAAAATGTGAAATAGCTAGAATATCAGAATCTTATCAAACTATTTATGATAAAACTGCTAATAATAGTAATTTAATATTAATAAATTTAGGAATCGATACAGATAATGCAATAACAAATATCAATAAAATAAAAATAACTTTTTCTGGTGTTGTGGATACAAATATGACTCTTGAAAAAATATTTGCTATAGATAGTTATAAAATTGGAAATACTTGGTTATCTAAAAATGGTGGAAATTTGTATAATGATGTAGAATTTGATCAAAATAAAAGTATAGTTGTATGGACACCTAACGGTAATGATCAATATCGGATAGGTGTTGATAATGCAGGGAATATAACTACTACTTTAATTTAGTTTAATAGAAGGTCAATTATAAATTTTATGAAAAAAATAATTTCAAGTGATCGAGAAATATCTAAAAATGTACTATCAAATTGCAAATATTGTATTTATAATGATTCAACAGGTACAATATTGATTAGTAATTTATATGATTCTTGTAATACAAATACGTTTTACATGAATAGTGGAGATGCTAAACAAGCATATTTATTAGATGTACTATAAGAAAAAATAAGGATATTGATTAAAAATGAATGAATTTAATTATATTTGTAAATTAAATGAAGATGAAAATTTACCAGAATCAATTGAAATTTTGAGAAAAGGTTCATGGGATCATCCGATGTATGGGAAATTAGATATTAATGATTTAACATTTAATGATTTAATTCAAAATTTTAATAATAATGTTAGAGGTATTGATATTTCTTTTGACTTGGAACATGGTGAAACTAATCATAAAAGTGAAGCTATAGCATGGGTTAAAAATTTAGAAAAAAAAGATAATAAATTACTAGCATTTATAGATTGGACAAAATTTGGTAAAGAAAAAATAAAAGATAAAAGTTTTAGATATTTTTCACCAGAATTCAAAAAAATATATAAAGATCCTGAAACTGGTAAATCATATAATAATGTATTATTTGGTGGTAGTTTGACAAATAGACCATTTATTAAAAAAATGAAACCTGTTATGTTAAGCGAAGATATTTTCGTTGATAATATTTTTATTGAAAATATCAAAAACAAAAATGAAAAGGGGGATATTATGAATCCTGAAATTTTAAAAACACTTAAATTAAGTGAAAATGCAAGTGATGAAGATATAATAAAAACTTTAAAATCTTTAATTGATGATTCAGTAAAACTTACAGAAGAAAAAGAAACTTTAACAATTAAACTCAAAGAACTTAACGAATCTTTTGTCAATTTAGAAAAAGAAAAAGAAAATTTGAATACTAAATTGTCTGAAATCACAAATAAAAAAAGTGATGCTGATAAACAAATTATTAAATTAAATGAAGATGTGAAAAACATTAATTTGAAATTATTAGAAACAGAATGGAAAAATATAGAAACTATGGGATTAAATGAGGGTAAATTATTACCTAGCATGATTGATACTTTCAAAACTCAATACATGAATAATCCAGAACAAACGCAGAAAATAATTGATTGTTTACAACCTGTTATAAAATTGGATGAAGCTGGAAGTTCTAAAGGAACTAACGAAACAAGTAATATTAAATTATTTGACGATAAAGTTAAAAAAATAATGAAAGAAGATAAAAAAGATTATACAGAAGCGGTTATATTAGCAGAAAAAGAAAACCCTGATCTATTTAAACTTGTTGATAATGAAAGGAGGGGTATTTCATAATGAATCAAGTATTAACAAAAACATTTATTGCAGGTGCAGATTTGTCAAGTTATCAATATAGATTTGTATATTTAAGTTCCCAAGGTACAGTAACATACACAGGGGCAGGAGAAGCACCAATTGGTATTTTACAAAATGCACCAGAATCAGGACAATTAGCCGAAGTAATGTTAATGGGAATATCATTACTAACTATGTCAGCAGCAGTTGCAGTTATGGCAAAAGTTGGAAGTGCTGCAGGTGGTAAAGGGGTAACTATGTCAAGTGATGATGAAATTTATGGTGCAATTGCAATAGATGAAGCAAGTGCAGACGGAGATCAAACACGTGTGTTATTGTGTCCAGGTGCGCCAACAATTAGTGGATCAGGTGATTAATATTGAAAGGAGATAATAAATTATGAGACCAACGGCATCACAAGTACATCATGATGGAATATTACAAAATATTACAATCATGTATCGAAATAAAAAGTATATTAATGAAGAAATAGCACCAGTCATACCTGTAGAATTCGCTAGTGATTATTATTATGAATTCACAAAAGCAGATTTTTATAGGGATACTGCCGATTATAGAGCACCAGGTACATCCAGTAACAGAAATGGTTTTGGAACTTCTAAGACAAAATACAATTGTAAAGAAATATCACAAAGTACGGATCTACCCGATGAAATATATGCAAATGCTGATTCGGTATTACAAATTGATAAATCTAAAACGGATTTTTGCACTGAAAAAATAATGTTGAAAAAAGAAAGAATGGCTGAAAGTTTGTTTATGACAACGAGTAATTGGGATAATTCCGCGACTCCTACAAATACATGGGACGATTATGTAAATAGTGATCCTGTTACAGATATTGAAACTGCAATTGATGCTTTAGAGTATTGCAACACTGCAATAATGGCTAAAGATGTATGGAAAAAATTAAAACATCATCCGGCTTTACTTGCTAAGTTATCTAATAATACAAAAAGGATATTAACACCTAGTGATTTTCAAGAACTTTTTGAAATTGAAAAATTATTTATAGGTATTGCAAGATATAATACAGAACTTCAAGGACAAACAGCATCTTATAGTGATATTTGGACAAAAGATATGTGGTTAGGATATATCACAAATACACCTGGCCTCATGGAACCAACAGCAACATATACTTTTAGCTGGGATTATACTGGAAGTAGTGGAAATGAACTTAAAGGTACTAGAGGCGTAAGACGGTGGAGAGATGAAAACGTACATAGTGATATCATAGAAGCTTATGAGTCTTTTGATATGAAATCGGTTGGATCAGATTTAGGGTATGTATTAGAAGATGCTATAAATTAATTTATTTTTTTAAAGAAAGGAGGTAATAAGTTTTGGATTTCAATGATTATTTAAATAAATCAACAATTAAAAATTTAACAGTTTCACAATCTTTAAAAATTGGTAATCAATCAGTAATAACAAATCAAGGAAATTCGTATTTTGTTGATTCAGGTGCTACGGGTGCTAGTGATTCAAACGATGGTAAAAGTTGGGCTAATTGTTGTGCTACATTAGATGGTGCAATTAATAAATGTACAGCTAATCAAGGTGATGTGATTTATATTGCAGAAGGTCATAGCGAATCATGGACGACAACCGGTGCTAAAGCTATTTTTGATACTGCAGGTATTACAGTTATTGGGTTAGGTACTGGATCAGATAGACCTACTTTTTCATATGGTCATACTGATGCAACATGGACAATTTCAGCAGCTAATATAACTTTGATTAATTTATTATTTATAACTGCTGTAGATTCTGTAGTTATTTATGGTACTATCTCAGGTACAGATTGTACAATGATTAATTGTGAATCAAGAGATAGTACTAATAAAGAGGTTCTTGATGCTTGGACAGTTACTACAACTGCAAATAGATTTAAAGTAGATTTTTATAAACACATAGGTTATATTGGTGGTGATGCTAATGATAGCGTATTCCAATTAACTGGTGTAGATGATTTTATTATCCAAAATTGTGTTTTCATGACACAATCAGGTACTACAACAGGTTCAGCAGTTATCGAAATGGTTACTGCATGTTTAAGAGGTTTGATTCAGAATTGTGTTTTTTATGTTGATGGTAAATCTGATTATTCAGATAATATAGTTGATACAGAAGGTACATCAACTGTCATAGTAAAAGATTGTTATGATTTAGAAGCATGTGGTAAATTTTCAGGTGGTGGTAATGGTTCTTCATTTTCATTAGCAGGTGATGATGTTGGTACTCTTAGTACATCATTAGCAACATTACAAGCTGAATTTTCAGGAGCAACAGGAATAACAGCATTTCCAGCAGGAGCAGCAGCAGCAAATAGTGTTTCGGTAGCGGAAGTTATTAGATATATTCAAGAAAATATAATTAATGGTGGTACTGTTTTACCTGCAACTCAATCATTATATGATATTTTAGCAGGTACAAATGGAATAGGTACATTTCCAGCAGCAGCAAATCCAGCTAATGGAGTTTCTATTGCAGAAGTTTTAAGAGATGCATGGGACAACATTGGAGATGCTAAAGCAAGAACAAATCTTCAAAGTTTAGTAGCTATGTTAGGTAATCCTGATACAGCAGCACAATCTATTTGGGATTGTTTAGCAGGATCGGGCGGTATTGCAACATTTCCAGCAGGAACTGCTGCAGCGAATGATGTATCTTTAGCTGAAGTTATTAGATATATTCAAGAAAATATAATCAATGATGGTACTGTTTTACCTGCAACTCAATCATTATATGATATTCTAGCAGGTGCGAACGGAATAGCTGCATTTCCAGCAGCAGCAGCACCAGCGAACGATGTATCTTTAGCAGAAGTTTTAAGAGATATCTGGGATTCTCTCAGAAATGGTACTGGTGGAAGTGAGCCAGGAACAAACTTATCTATAATTGATGAGTTGAAAAAAGGTATGGTTCATTATAATAATCCTAATTATTTAGCTGTTACTGCAGATTTGACTTCTGCAACTTGGAATACAGCAGAAACACATGAATTATTTACTGTGACAGGTTTAGTAAGAATGAGAATTTATGCAGAAGTAACAACAACAGGTGATGATTCAAGCGGTAACACAGCAAATATTCAGTTAGGTGTTGAAAATACTACAAATGCTTTTATAGCAGCAACAGAAGTTGATGATTTGACTGCAGGTGAAATTTGGTATGATGCTACACCTACTGTAGTTACAGATGATACAAGTAGTGTAATATTAGATAAAATAGTAAATGGTGAAGATGTAGGTTATGAAATAACAGGTGAAGCTGCGATAGATGGTGTTATTGTATTCCATTGTGTATGGGAACCGTTAAATAGTACTGGTAATGTGGTTGCAGGTGATGGCTCAGCTATGGTTTAGAGAAGGTGATTTAATATGGCTTATTGTACTATAGCAGATGTTCAAAAGTTATTAAAATGGTTTATTTTTTCAGCATCATCAAAAGTAACTAGTACTGAAGTTACTAGTTATTATATACCAGAAGCAGATACAATAATCGATTCTAAATTATCTAGAATTTACGAAATACCTATTACAGATAGTGATGATATTGAAGTTTTAAAATTTATATCTTGTAGAATTGTAGCGTGTGAAATAGCACATGTTTTAATATTGCAATCTGGTGGTGAAATCTCAGAAATCGTGAGTAGATGGTGTGAACAAGCGAACGAGCGATTAAACGATATATTAACACAAGTAATTTTATTACCTAATTCAACTTTACTTGATAATTCGGGAGATTCTGGAGGTAGATTATATTCATTTACAGCTCATGGAAATAGTGATAATGATGCTCCTGAATCTATTTGGAAATTAAATGAGGAACAATGGTGATATGAACATTGGATTCGATATACAAGGGATGGATAATATTAAAAAACGGATTAATAAACTAAAATCTACATATAATAATCTATCAGGACCTTTAAAAAAAGTAGTTCAAGATTTTAGTAAAACAGAATCTAAAGTATTTAATAGTCAAGGTGCTTATGGTTCTAGGCCTCGTTGGACACCGTTAGTGAAACCTGAATTAGGGTCAGGTCGAATTTTGGTACAAAGTGGACAATTAAGAAATTCTGTAATAAATCCAAGTACTAAAATTACAAAGAATTCTTTGACTTTGAATTTTAAAGATCGAAAATTCAAGTTTCATCAAAAAGGAACAAGAAAAATGACTTCAAGACCACCAGTTACCATTACTGAATATCAGAAAAAGAAATGGATCAAAATTATAAGAGATGATATATTGAAAGGGTTATAAATGAATACAGAATACATATTAGGGAATATAAAAACTATTTTAGAAACATATATTGATACTGAAATAGATACAATAGAAATAGAATCAAATAGTTCAACTTTATTGGATAATATAGCTGAATTTAAATTAGGTGAATTTATTGATCCAAATATTCTTACATTATTTCCTAGTATATGTATTTATAGCCCTGGTTCAGATAGTAAAAATGATTATCAAAATTTTCAAGAACGTGAAGTAACTATTAATATTTTAACATGGATTGTTGAAAATGATTTAGAAAACTTACATCGATTTATTTCAAGATGTTCTGATGCAATACAAAGAGTCTTAAGGACTGAAAGTTATTATAATAATAATGATATATATAATCCTATAATAAAAAAGGCAGAAAACACGGATCTTTACAAACGAGATGTTGGTTATGCACAAGGTCTTTTAGTTACTATGACTGTTAATTATTTAATGAGTTAAAAAAAATCAGAAAGGAGTTGATACAATGGATCCAAGTAATATACATGCAGGAGCAGGGACGTTAACACTAAATCCTGATTCAGAACCAGTAAGTTTTGATAGTTCGAATGATGGAGCAACATTAACATATACGGCGGAATTAGAACCAATTGTAGTTGATCAACATTTAAGTCCTGTAGGTTATTTTGTACCTGGTGAAGAATGTACATTTGAAATGATGGTAGCAGAAGCAACAGCGACTTATATAAGATATGTGTTAGGTGCTACTGATCAAAGTGTAACTACACAAAGTGCGGATGGAGACAATAAAGCATATACCGAAATAAAATTTGGCGGTAATTATACATTAACAGATTATGTTTTAGAATATAAAGCGAAACGAAGAAATGCATCAAACTGTTATGTTGTAATAAGACTTTATAAAGTAAATATAAGTCCTAATGCAGAATTCGCTTATAAAAAAGATGGAGTATCTTTTTATAAGATTACTTTTAAGGCCAAAGCGGATACAACAAAAACCGTTGGGCAAAATTTAGGTTATTATAGGTTTGAAACAAGCGATGTCACAGGTGGGACCGCTACATTAGCAGTATCATCAACAGATCCTGCGGATACTGATGATGATGTTGGAGTTGATGAAAGTATTGCAATAGTATTTAATAGAAATGTAAAACCAGAATCAATTATAGGAGGTAATTTCATACTTATGACAGATGCTGGTGTTGAAAAAGCTTGTACTGTAGCATTTACAGGTGATGCAGGTACAAATGTAACGGTAACACCAACAAGTAATTTAACAGGGACGACCACTTATTTACTTGTAATTAGTGCAAATGTTAGGGCCCTTGATGATAATACACCGATGGCTGCGGATGAAATAGTAGATTTCACAACTGTTTAAAATAAAAAAAGGAGTTTATTGATATGAATAAAAACGAGAAACTTAAAATTTATGATAAATTTAAACAAAGATCTGAAAAGGAAATATTAACAAATAAAGGAGAAACTTTTAGTTTTGGTAAAAAATTTGAGGGTATAACTTTATATGAATTAGATTGGGATAGTTCAAATACTTTAGAAGATGTTATTATTGATATTGTTGAAAGTTTTTCAAAAGAGTTACAATTTAATATTGACATGAACGATCCAACTAAAAGTTTAAAAAACTTTGATTTTCCTGTGTTGTTAAAAAAAATTAGTAAAAAATTATTAAGAGAAGATATATTAAAATTAGCTGAAATAGTATCAGAAGGTAAAGTTACTTTAGAATCTATTAAAGAATATAAAGTATCGAAAAATCAAGTTATCGATATTGTTATGAATGGAATACTTTTGAATAATAGTCACATAAAAAACTTAATAACCCTAGGAATGACATTGAAATAAAATTAGAAAATGATGTTTTTGACTGGGGTGATATTTTTGATTTGTTAATGCATGAATATTCTATGAAAATTAAAGATATTATAAAATTAACAAAAAGTCAAATTTTATTATTAGTCGAAAAAATTAAAAAAAGAATAAAAAGAAATCAGGATTTTCAAATTTCTTTACATGGTGGTAAACCTAAAAATGAAGGTCTTAATGTAAAAGGAGCAACACCAATCGAACACGTAATTGAAAATCAAATAAATGATAAAAAAACAATTTGACCGATTAAAAGAATCGGTCAACTTTATTAAGAAAGGAGGGTTTTTTTACAATGGCAAGTTTAGGTGAATTAATGTTACGTTTAACACTTCGAGGTGCATCTAATGTAACATCAGGATTAAACAGTGTTATGGGAAGTTTAGGTGGAATTGTTCCTATAGGTCTTAAAGCAGCTAAAGTCTTAGGTGAGATCGCTTTAGCAGGTATCAAAACAGCTATGAAATTTGATCAACAAATGTCTAGAGTTAAAGCTATATCAGGAGCTACCGGGGACGAATTTCAACAATTAAGAGACAAAGCACTAGAAATGGGATCAAAAACAATGTTTACGGCATCAGAAACGGCTCAAGCGTTTGAATACATGGGTATGGCAGGATGGAAAACATCAGATATGATGAGCGGTATTAGTGGTGTAATGAATTTAGCCGCAGCATCTGGTGAAGATTTAGCACTCGTATCTGATATAGTGACCGATGGAATAACAGCGATGGGTCTTACTGCAAAAGATACAGATATGTTTGTTGATAGTTTAGCTGCAGCAGCAACTAATAGTAATACAAATATTGCCAAAATGGGAGAAACTTTCAAATACGCTACACCATTAGCAAATAGCCTAGGATATAATGTAAAAGACTTAGCGGTAGGGATTGGTTTGATGGCTAATGGTGGAATTAAAGCAAGTCAAGCAGGTACAAGTTTGAGGATGGGATTGAAAAGATTAGCAGCACCACCAAAAGCAGCAGCAGCAGCGATGGATAAATATGGTATATCATTAAAAGATGCAAATGGTAAAATAATGCCGATGTCTCAATTGATGGAACAATTAAGAGGTAAATTAAAAGGTTTGTCTAAAGATGAAAAGATTTCAGCAGCATCTGCTATTTTTGGAGCTAACGCTATGAGCGGATGGTTAAATGTTATTAATGCATCTGATAAAGATTTTAATAAATTAACTAAAGCTTTGCAAAATAGTGACGGAGCTGCGGCTAAAATGGCAGAAACAATGCAAGATAATCTTGCCGGTCAAATTACAATAATAAAATCTACAATTGAAGGATTGTTAATAAAAATTGGGGATCAATTTACTCCAATTTTGAGAGAATTGGCTAAAGCTTTACAAGTTGTTGGTGATTATTTAAATACAAATTTTGAAACAATTTTAATGAGTATTCATGATTTAATCCATGGTTTAATTGTAAATGGTTTTCAACCATTTCGAGAAAATGTTTTAAATTTATTTCCACCTGAAATGAAAAATACTGTTAATAATATTATTAATAAAATCATTGAATTTAGAACAACTTTAGGTAATGTAGTAAATGCTGTTATGAACTTTTTAGCTCCTATCGGTCAAATGTTCAAGGATACTTTTACTGCTATAGATTGGACACCTATTTTAAATGGGTTTAATAGAATTAAAGAAAGTGTCCCGTCCTTATTAAATATTTTAAAATTATTAGGTGTGGTTTTAGGAATAATAGTAGCTGTGATATTGGGGGTAGTAGTTGGTGCTGTTAATGCTTTAATAGCTGTCTTTGATAATGTAATTGGTATGATTGTAAATGTAATAAATATATTTACATCATTAATTGATATCATCGTTGGTTTAGTGACTGGTGATTTTGAAACATTAAAACAAGGGTTTATGAATTTATTTGATAGTATAATAAGTTTAGTAAATAATTTCAAAGATTTAGCACTTGATTTGATTTTTGGATTTGTCGAAGGAGTTATTCAATTTTTCATGTCGTTGTATCATGCATTGGTCGGAGGTTCTATTATTCCAGATTTAGTTAATGGAATCATTACATGGTTTACTAATTTGAAAGATAAAGCGATTAATCTTATAAATAGTCTGAAAAATAAATTAATAAACATATTTAACACCCTTAAAACAGGTGTTACAAATATTATAAATAAAATAAAATCAACAATAATTAATATTTTTAATAGTATAAAAAATAAAGTAGGAAATGTTATAAATACTCTTAAAACTAATGCAATTAATAAGTTTAATAGCCTTAAGTCAAGTGCAGTAACTGCAATAAGTAATCTTAGGAATAATGTAATTAATAAGTTTAATAGCCTTAAATCGAGTGCAGTAAATGCAATAAGTAATCTTAGAACTAATGCAATTAATAAATTTAATAGCCTTAAATCGAGTGCAGTAAATGCAATAAGTAATCTTAGGAATAATGTAATTAATAAGTTTAATAGTCTTAAATCAAGTGCTGTAAATGCAATAAGTAATCTTAGGAATAATGTAATTAATAAGTTTAATAGCCTTAAATCAAGCGCCGGAAATGTAATAAATAATTTAAAAAGTTCAATAAGTTCTAAATTTAGTACTTTGGCTAGTTCCGCTTTGAAATGGGGATCAAATATAATAAATAATTTTGTTTCAGGGCTTAAAAGCAAATTAAGTTCTGTTAAAACTATAGCTTCAAATATTTCATCGACAATTTCAGGATTTATTGGATTTAAAAGTCCTACTAAAGAAGGAGCTGGGAGATTTGCTGATGAATGGGCACCAAATTTAATGGATATGTTTATTGATGGAATTAATAATTATAAAGGTAAATTAAACAATGTGATGTCAGATATTAGTAATAATATGGGAAATGGATTATCTAATGTAGGTTTAAATACAACAGGTAATAAATCAGCTATAATTAATATATATGCTGATAGTTTGACGAATGGTAAAAAAGTAGGTCAAGTTTTGGTAAAAGAATTAAATCGTATGGGTGTGAGAACTCATAAATAAGGGTGATATAAATGGGTTTAAGACATGTATATATAAATGGTGATAAAGATACTGGTACAGAAATACTTATAAAAAAAGATAATTTTACAGTTACAGAATCTTTAGGATCAAAGTCAACTTTTGATTTTGTTGTAGAAGATGATAATAGTGAAGATATTAATACTAGTTGTGAAATCACATTATATGAAGATACAACATATCTATGGGGCGGTAGTATTATTGATGTTAAAGATGAATCTAAAAAAATAAATAGACTTGAATATACTGTAAGTTGTGAAGATTATAATGAATTGGTTGAAAGAATTTTAATTATTAAAGCTTTTATCAATTATTCTATTGAAGATATGGTAAACTATTTAATTTATAATTTTTTTGATGATTATGATATAACTGCAGGTACTATTAATGCTACAACAATTATAAATAAAGTAACTTTTAATTATGTATATGGTCATGAGGCTTTAAATCATTTAAGAGATTTTGGAAATTATGTATGGTATATTGATAAAAATAAACAATTACATTTTCATGAAATAGGAAATACAACATCAAGTACTCCTATAGTAGATGCATCTTTATCATCCACAATTAATAATTTTAGAAGATCTAGAAATATGACAAATTATAGAAATAGACAGTATACAAAAGGATCTGATAGATTATCGATATTACAAGAAAACAAAACCCCAACCCCTTCACCAGATAGTAACAATCGAGAATTTTTTGTAAAATATAAAATAGGTAAAGAACCAACCGTTGAAGTTGATACTGGTAGTGGATGGGTAACTCAAGTTATGGGGATTAGAGGACTTGACGATAATAAAACAGGAGTTCAATGGTGGTGGAATTATGGGAGTCCACAAATAAGTCATAATGAAGATGAAACCGTTTTAAGTGATACAGACAGTATAAGAGTTAGTTATTATGGTTTAATTCCTTTGATTGTTGTTACTCAAGATTCAACAGAAGTTAATGAAAAAGGATATTATGACGGATATCAATATAATAGATTATTAGAAGATACCGTGGATGCTTTACGATATTCAAATCAGCTATTAACAAAATATGCAAATGAAGCAGATACATTTACATTTACAACTTATACTAAATTATATACTGTTAATGAATTAGTGAATGTAACTAATACGATTAGAGGAGTTAGTGAAACTTTTCTTATAAAATCGTGTAACTGGGTACCTCGTGGTAATAATGCCATGTATTATGAATATGAAATAATCGACGGTACACTATTAGGAGGTTGGGAATGTTACTTCAAAAACAATTGGCAAGTATCAAGAATAAATGTAGAAGATAATGAAGTTATAATATATGTTGAAAATATACCCGAAGAAATAGATATTAATGGTCAATATACTATAACAAATTATACTTCTTTAATTTATCCAAGTACTACATTATATCCAAGTACTACATTGTATCCAGGTGGGATCGCTGGTGTACCTGTAATAATAAATGATTAAAAGTTAGTGGGAGTGATTAAAAATCAAACTAAAAAATAATATAGAAGTAAACGGAAAATTTAAGATTTATAGTATTAAAAATAAAAAGAAAACTAAAATAGCTGAATTTAAAAATTTAATAACAAATGATGCCCTTGATAAAGTGGCTTATGGATTCATCGGGAATTCATTAGGATATTATTATGAAATAAAATATTTAGCTATAGGTGATGATAACACTGCGGTGACTGCTAGTGATATTACCCTTGGTAATGAAGTACATAGATCGTATTATGTATTGAGAGAGAGATCTTCTCAAAAAATTATAACAACGGAATTTTATATAACTGATAGTGAATTTAATGGAACTATCGAAGAATTAGGAATTTTTTGCGGTAATGAAGCAAGTGATACAACAGATTCAGGAAATCTTTTGAGTCATGTATTATGGAGTTATTCTAAATCAAGTTCTGAAGAATTGTTAGTCCAATATGTATTGACAATATCTACAAGTTAAGGAGATTAAAATGAACACAATAACACAAAATTTTAAAATAAAAGAAAAAGATAAAAATGGAGATAAATTGAAGGATGAATTTATTTTGAATTGTGAGGCTTTATTTGCTAAATCTATATTAGATTTAGTTAAAGAAAAAGGAAATGAAATAACAATAAAGAAAGTATTATATAGTAGACAAAATATTGAAGAAGAAGAAAATATAATTGTTAATGATGAAGGTAAACAAAAGATAGTTAAAGATAAGAAAAAAATAGATTGTTATAATTGTACTGCTTTAATTCAAATTTTAAAAATTACAGATAATACTTTTAGAAATAATAAAAGATGTATAAGATCTCTAGAATCTAGAGTATCTTTAAATTCTAATAATGAAATTAGTATTAACAGTAGGAGTGATATACATGGCTAATTTTAGTGATTATACCAAATTAACTTATGTTAATAGTACATCTCCCGCGATCAACGCAACAAATTTAAATAAAAACGAAGATTCTTTAGAACTAATTATGGACGAGTTAAATTATGCCCATGGATGGACTTTTAAAAATGTATTATCTTATTGTTATAACATGTCAACAAGATGTATTGAAAAATTTTTTGACTTGTCTGACGGTTGGACATTTACAGGTACTGTTAACGAATATGATATATTATTCGTAAATGAAATTAAAATTGGTAAATCTGGTATAAGAATGGAAGAAACAGATGCATCTAGTGGAACTTTAGAAATGTACAAAACTTTAACTACTATTGATTGTACAAGTTACCCTGGAGGCACAACATCATATGATAATGATTATATAGTAATGATATTTCATTTATCAGATGCTACAAAATTTTCTAATGTTCAGATAAGATTAGGCAATAATGCTGCTAATTTTTATTACTACAATATGACTTATGCAACAGGTCATAATGTAAGATTAATTCGAAAATCGGTATTTTCGGTAGGTTCTGGAAGTCCTTCATGGTCAACAATTTCTTACATAAATATTAGAGTTATAACAACTGCAAGTGCAACTGGTGAATATATCACAATGCAAGGAGTATTTTTAACTCGAAGAGATGCAGTAATAACTGAAAGTACTCCTTGGTTTTTTGATGATGGTCAAGGTAATATGTCGGATAAACCATACATCAACAATGCATTGAGCTCCCTGGTATATTATGATGATTATTGTAATAAAATGTGTTATCAATTGCTGGAAGAAAATACATCCCCAGCATTTGACGATATAATGTGTGATGTGAACAGTTTCGCCATAAAACTTGAAGCTTATTGTAAATATGATGGTTTTGGTCCTGCCGTCATTTGGTATATTGATGCATCTAATTATTTCATCGTGGAAGTTGATAGTAATGCTTTGAATTTTTATGAGTATGTTGGTGCATCAGGTTCAAATGTAGCAACACAAACGTTAGATATTACAATAGTACCTAATGATAGGATGGAATTATTTATAGAAAAAACATCCGATAATGTGATAAGAGCATCATTAAATACAGATGGTCAACGGTCTGTATTTCAAGATTATGAAACTAGTTTTTCTACAACTGCACAAGGATGCGTTGGTTTTGTAAATTCTGCTAGTGGTATGCATTATACAATAACTGATATGGTTATCGGGTATTCACAAGCTAGTTTACCTAATTTTTTAGGATCATTAGAATTAGGAATTTATAAGTATCAAAATGAATATTTGAATAATAGTACAACCGTACAAAATGACAATGCATTATTACTTAAATTACCTCCTAATACTACTTTTGAAATCTTTTTGAATATTATAGCATTGTCATCAAGTGATGTACCAGATATTAAAGTCAAATGGATACTTACAAACGATTATGAAGTAATAACATATAGAAGTAGTATAGGACCACCAACAAGTGTTTCGAATGTTAGTGATACACAATTAAAAAACGGATATTATGATTTTAGTACGGAAATTCCATACGGGATTGATGGTACTGCGAATGAATCATATATTTTTGAAAGATGCGTACTGACAACAGGTAATGATGGATTAAAAATTCAAATTAGATGGGCTCAAAACACATCGAGCGGAACTGAAACGTGTGTAAGAAAAGGAAGTTATATAAGAGCACGAAAAATTTAAAAAAAAGGAGATGTTATAAGTATGTGTACTGAAAAATGTAATAAACTAGATACTTTATACAGTTATAAAACGGATATCGAATTATTAAAATTACATGTTAGTCAATTGACTAATGATCTAAATGAACTAAATAAAAAATTAGCAATGAATAATAAATTATTGATAACATCTCTTACTGGTATTATCATAGGATTAATAGGGATTATTGCAATATTTATAAAATAGAAAGGATGTATTAATATGGGGATAAAAATAAATGAAATATTAGTAATCTTAGATGATGGTCATGGCTTAGAAACTTTAGGTAAAAGAACACCTAAATATTCCAATGGTATACAAATAAAAGAAAATGTATTTAATCACGCAACAAAAGAACTTTTAATAAATGAATTAAATAAATTCAATATTAACACATATGACGTAAGTCCTGAAAGAACTGATACATCATTAAAAACAAGAACAGATAGAGCAAATTATAAAATGAATAAAAAAGAATATAATTATTATATTTTTATTAGTATTCATTTTAATGCTATAGGGTCATATTGGAACGATAATGTAGGAGGTATAGAAACTTATCATTATCCAGGAAGCGAAAAAGGACATATATTAGCTAAAAAAGTACATAATCAATTATTAAAAGGTACTGATTTAAAGGATCGACATGTAAAAAGTGCTAATTTTCATGTATTGAGAGAAACAAAGATGCCAGCTATTTTATGTGAATGCGGGTTTATGAGTAATCATATAGAAGCTAATTTGATGAATAATATAAGATATCAAAAAGAATGTGCTAGAGAAATAACATCAGGTATTTTTGATTACTTTGAAATAAAAAAACCTAATATCATATCAGAACTTGAAAAATTAACAAAAATAATAAGTCCTCAATATCATAAAACATGGATGAAACATTTTAATAACTATCCAAATTTAAATTGGTTAGGATTTATTAAAAGTACTTTAGAAAAAGGAAGAAAAACTAATGGGTGAAGATATAGAAAATGGAAATTATTAAATTAATGATATAATAATATAGTATCAATAAACTTAACTTCTATTATTGCAAAAGAATCTTTAATCTTAATCTTTAATTTTTAAGATTCTTTTGTACATTGTATTAAAAAAAAATTAAGATGAAGATGAAGAAAAATGAAAAAAAAATTAAATCATATTTTAACACTTAAATCTACATATGTGATTTTAATATCTCAAATCATCTTGTTATTACAAATATTTAATGTTATTGATATTGAAGGTATTAAAAATACTGAAAGAATTTTAACAATAATTTTAGAAACATGTACCATATTAGGTTTTGTTTCTGTATATAATACAAAACCTGAAACAAAGGAAGATTACTTATAAAGTAATCTCTATTTTTTAATAGTTTTTTGTAATTCAAAATTAAGATTAAAAATTTGATGAGCTTGTGATTCTATAGTCTTTTGTTGTTCATTGATTTTTTCATAACAAAAATTAAGAGTTATATAATTTGTTATAACAATTGCGAATAATACAACAAATATTACATGAATTATTGATATGTTCTTCAATTATTTAACATCCTTTCTTTTATAAACTAATTAATAAAATAATTAATAATATATTTAATATCCAAAAAATATTATATAAGAATTTATCAAATTTAATGGTGATATTCAGTTTACTACACCACATATCACCTATACAATGTGTAATATATCCAGTAGAAAAACCTATCATAAATGTATTTCTTATTAGTATAATTAAAAAAATAGCAAATATAATACCAGTTTTACCATGTGTTAAGCCTCGATGTTTTAAAAATCCTAATTTTCTTAATTTATCATCAAAAAAAGGAATTGATTGAGAAATCCAAGATTTATGAGTATCAATATCTGGAAATATACTACCAAAAATTAAACCGGGAATAAATTCAAAATACGATATATGATTAATATAATTTAAATTATAATATTTTGACATTGTTATAAAACTTAAACCAATAGTTATACTATTAGCTATATGTGTTTTACTTAACATTATTTAACTCCTTATCTTTAGTTATTTTTGTTCTATTCCCATAAGATTCTAAAAACCCTTGATTCTTTAAATCATTAATGTATTTAGAAATTTCTCTTTGTCCTATTTCTAAATTTTCAGAACTTTTTTTAACACCTGGAATTATTGAATTTTTATTATTTTGTTTAATGTATTCAATATATTTATCTTTATTTGTTTGTTTGTTTAATATTATTACATTATTTTTTTTAAGTTCTTTAGATCCATTAAGTTCTTTAGATCCATTAAGTTCTTCAGATCCATTAAGTTCTTCAGATCCATTAAGTTCTTTAGATCCATTAAGTTCTTTAGATCCATTAAGTTCTTCAGATCCATTAAGTTCTTCAGATCCATTAAGTTCTTTAGATCCATTAAGTTCTTTAGATCCATTAAGTTCTTCAGATCCATTAAGTTCTTCAGATCCATTAAGTTCTTCAGATCCATTAAGTTCTTCAGATAACATTTTAGTACTATACATTAATATTTGTAATATAGTACCAATTAATAAAAATAATAAAAATATCAAAGTATTACTTTTAATATTTGTTATTTCTTCTAATTTTAAAATACTATTAGAAATACCTGTTATTTTTATTTTTTTAACAACTGTTTTTTCAGGTTCTTCAAGTTCATTTAATTTTAATTGTATAGATTCTTTATAATCTATTAATTTTTGTTTTGCTTGGTCATATTGTTCAATTATTTTTTCTTTTTTTTCCCAACTAGGTATTTGATAAATTTTAATATATTCAGTTATATCAGGATAATTATTTATATCTTTTTTAGCATCATTTAAATCAATTTTTAAAGCTTTTTTTTCTTCTATATATATTTTATATTTAGGATTTTTAAAGGTCTTATATTGACTTTTAAATGCATTATCAATGATATTAATACCATTAGATACAAAACCAAATAAAGAAATTAATGTTGCAAAAAAACAAATTATAATCATTAAAAATTTTAACTTAATATTCTTAATATTCTTAAGTTCATTAATATATAACCACATTGATAATTCTAAAATAATAATAACAATAACTAAAATCCAATGTATTTCAATATAAAAAGATATACTGAAAATTAAACTAGTAAATAATACTATTATAGATAATATTTTAAAAATATAAGACATTTGAAAAACCTCCTTTAAAAATTTACTATATTCATATTATACTAAAATAAATACAATATTTCAATAGTATTTTTGAAATATTGTATTTATATTTTTGACATAATTTTAAAATAATGGTATTATTCAAATATCTTCATTTATATTTTTAAATTAAATTCATTTGAGGATTCATAATCTTTTATGAATTCATCATTTATTTTTATTCTTTTAAAACCTCTTTGATGTTTTTTATCAAAGATTTCGAGATTTTTTGAAAAAATCACACTAGGAAATTTTGAATGCATTTCTTCAATGAAATTATTTGTTTTCATTTTTGCGGAATATTTATTGTTCAATAGTTCTATGCAAAAATATTTATAATATTTCATCATATCTTTTTGTAAAATCATGTCATTATCAAATGTTGTTATAGTACAACAACTAGTAATAAAATCAATTACAGGCGAATCAATGATGCTATAATGATCTTTCAGTAAGTTATTTTCTTCAACTTCTGAAAAATTTAAATTATTTTTCATAAGTCTTTTTAATCCTTCAACCGCCCATGTCAAAACACCTTGAATATTAAATTTATCAATTAAATTTTTGTCTTGTAAATTTTTAGGACAAACGTTATAAAAAGGGATTATCAACATTCTATTAAAAAACTCTTTTGATTTATCTCTACTTGGTGGAAATCTATTCATTGAGAATAATAACCTTGAAGTATTTCTTTGAAATATAGGATCTTTACCTTTTTTTTCGAATCTCATGTAATCGTCTCCTGTCAAAAGATTGACAATACTTGAATCTTCAATAGGTAATGCTGGGATATCACCACAAATATTAACTAATGTGTTTCTAAGAGGTGCAGTATTAAATTTTGAATTTTTGTTCGTTAGATCTTGTAATGACATTGCACTCGTTTGATTTTCACCTATTAATCGTTTCAAAACTTCTAAAATTACAGATTTTCCACAATCACCAGGTCCATATAAACAGAAAAACTTTTTTGCCCTATTGTTGTTAATTAAACAATAACCAAAAATTTCTTGAACTATTTTTTGTTGTTCCTGGCTTAAAGTTTCATTTAAAAACTTTAACCAAACATTGCAATTTATAGTTTTATCATAATCGTAATTTATTATGTAAGTATTTTTAAATTCTGGAGATTTGTCAATAACTTTAAGGTTATTATATCCTAAAGATGTTTGTAATATCACATTCTTAAGATTTATTATGTTATTGCATGTATTGAAATGTTTACTTGACATAAAATTTCTTAAGAGTTGATTATATACCTCAGTTACATAATTATCTTTTTTATATTTATTGTTGTATATACTTGGTAAATGATTTTCTATTATTTTTTTAAGTTCATAAGGTTTTATATTTTTAAAGTAACCAAAATCATCATATATTAATAATTCGTGTTCTGTATTATACACATAATGTTCATAGATCAAATGATTTCTAAGGATCGTCAAATCTATTTCATATTTACCATTATTAAATATTACCCAATCATAATTTAAATCATTTTCAAAGCTAAAATCTACATTAAGATCAAAAGCTTCATTTATTTTTTTACAAGATTGTAACATGGTACATTTATCCATATGCATTACAAAGTCTATTATACTACCACCCTTTTTGCATCCAAAACAATAAAAAGAATTATCACTTAAATAAAATCGAAACGATGGGGTATTATCTTCATGATCGGGTAGTGGACAATTCATGTTTTCATTATCATTAAGTTCTATTTCGTAAAGTCTTAAAATTTCTTCAATAGATACTTTTGATTTTATATAATCAAAAATATCATTTTCATCTAATGATTTATTACGTTTTTTTTTATCAACATTTTGAAAGATTTTTGATATATCAAAATGTCGATATTCTTCAAATCTTTTGTATATTTTGATTACATTGTTATTTAATTTTCCAATTTTCTTAGGATTAAAATTTTTATATACATTTCCTGTAAGTATGATGCAATGATTATTATTAAAAAATTCAATTCCAGATTTATTAGATAATTCTTTATATTTTATATGTATTTTTTTCATTTTTATTGATAATATTTTTAAATTATTCCATTTGATAGAGTTTTCAAAAATAATATGTAAACCTTTAAAACTTTTAGAATATTCTATGTAAGGATTCATATTACTTACTTGATCTACAATATCTTGAGCAAAATCATATAAATTATTATTATTATCTATACAATCATCTAAATCTATTACAAAAAAATTATTATGCAAACTTAAAGTATAATATAAGTTATTAATATTATTAGATGTTATATTATCAAAAGAATTAAAGTTCTTGTGATCTATACCATTTACATTATATTTATCCGTATTACAAGGAGCTCCAAATTCATTTGAATATAACCAACTTTTAGATTCTTTCAATTGATAGGGTATATTTTTTATAGTTTTATGCGATATGTGATTTTTCATAAATCGTTTCTGTTTATTATTTTTTTCTTTACCTAAAACTTCAAAAGGACTTATATCAATTGTTTCTATATCTTTTATTTTTTCCATGGTATTATTACCCATATAATCACTCCTTTTCATAGTCTATTTCATCAATTAAATGTTCGATTATTTCAGTCATGGTTAAATTATTAGTTTCACTCATGATTTTTAATTTTTCAATAGTAGTTTCTTTTAATCTAAAATTAATCAGTCTTTTTTTATTTTTTTCGCGATATTCCTTAATATTTGATATAACACTCATATTTTTAACACCGTCCTTTATTATTTGATATTTCTTATTATACAGCATTATTTACATTATGTATATACACCTTGTAAATATAATATGGTTATTGTAACTGACAGGCATTTTTTAAAATCCTTGAATCTATTGATATAACTGACTTAAAGACACATAGGTAAAAAAAGCTTAAAACCTTCCTTTAATTTCTGAAAAAAATTTTAAATCTAAATTTTAATAATTATTAAAAAAAATCTAAAGAACTCTAGATTTATAAGTGTTTTTGATTATATTTATATATTTGAATATTTAGATATTACAATATATTTGTATAAATATGTAAAAAGTACCTTTAGACCACTGATATGAATAGATTCAAAGATCCTTGTATTTTTAAATTATATAACTGTTGATAAAACTAATGCCTAGACTAACTAAAAAATGCCTAATTCGTGCCTAAACTAACAACACTATATTAAAATTACTAAAATCTTTGACTGGTTCAAATCTACTATATTAGTACAACAGAAAAAAATGGATATTAAATTATACATTAGTTAACAAACCTTAAAACACTATTAAACACTCATTTGATAAAAATAAAAGACAACTGTAGATAATTTTCGTGCCTAGACTAACAAACGATTAAAATCTAGATGCACTCTTTTGTATCGATAGATTCAAAGGTTTTTTTTAAACCTTAGGCATTTTAGGCATTAAAACTGAATAGAATCTATATCAAAAAATTGAATTGAAACATTTATTTACAAAATTTAAAAAAATTATATATGCTGTAATATTACTACAATACATAATATAAGTAAAAATAGTATATATTTTATATGTAATATATACATATCTATATATTTTTAAGAAAATTAAAAAAAATAAAATATATATTATAAGCAAATTCAATGCCTAAAATGCCTAAAAAAAATGCTGACATATTGAAAGTATTGATATTAGTTACTAGTATTGATAAATTAATAAAAATAAAAAAATGCCTGTTAGTTATACTATCAATGTAATTTTTTATATAATTATTGTGATATCAATGAATTCAAGTTTTTTGTCATGTATACTAACAGGCATTTTTTCAGGCAAAAAAAATGCCTAAATTAATAAATTGTAAAAATAAGTAAGCATTTATTAGAAATCTTAAGATTCTTAAAGTTATTAAAAATCTTTGAATTTATTGATATTACTGAATTAATATTATTATTTTAATTGTAGTATTATTTAAAAAAAAAATTTAAAAATCAAAACAAGGTTTCAAGCTTTTTTTGCCTAAGTGCTTTAAGACTAGTAATATCAATAAATTCAAGGATTTTAAAAAATGCCTAAATTAAAAAAAAGCATGTATTAAAAAAGTATATATGATATAATACAAATTGGATAAAATTTTAATTATTAACAAAAAAAAATCAAAGGAAGCTAAGAATTCTTAGCTTCCTTTGTTTCAAAATAATTCTGATTTGTTTAATTATGTTTTGATATCAAATATAGATTCTATAAATAATATAAGTTTATTACCTATTACAATTCCTTTATTTATATCATTCACAAACGCTAATAATATACAACTAATTAATATTTGTATTGATATGTTAATCCAATTATCACCTTTAACTAAAGATTTAATAACACTTAAAAACATACCTATCACACAAATTACAAATAATAAAGGATTCAAATTATTTAATATATTATTAGTATTATTTATAGCATCCATTTAAATCACTCCTAAAAAATTTTGATATATTAAAAATATTATATCAAAATTCATACAATATATCAAACTAATTATTTCCTAATATAGAAAATATCATTGAAAATATCATTAAAACTAAGATCAAAAAATTTACAAGTATTCACTATATCTTTATACGTAAATGTCGATTTATTATATAATTTATTATAAACATGAGGGGTTGTATAACCCAAACATGTCTTAAAATCTTTTATTTTTTTTTCTTGTTTCTTACATAAATTTTTAAAATCTTCAAAATTTATGTATAAATTTAACAAATTTATATCTTTTATTTCATTTATTAATTCTACATTTGTATTTTGCCCAAATATTGTATTATTTATTAATTTAACAGTTGGACAAAATACATCATTTACTTTTAAATTCAATTTCAACAATAACTTTATACCTTCTTCTAACGTTATTTTAGTTTTTTGATTTATTTTATCGTAAACTGTTACTCTTTTTTTACCCCATAATTTTTCAATATCTTTTAATTTTAAATTATGTCGCTTAAATAGTGATCTTAAATATTCATTATTTATATTATATTTATTTGATTTTTCATAGGGTAATGAGTTTAAAATTTTTGATTCGTTTAATACTAAATTTATTTCAGATATAGTTGGTGCAAATAAATTCAATATATTCATTTTCAACATGTCTGATATGACAATACCTTCGTAAATATATATTAATGAATAACCTGAGAACTTTATATTTAAAGCATTAAGCGTCAAATTAAGATTATTAGCTATATCTTTTTTGTTAATATTTTTTAATTTTATTATTTTATAAAGATATTTGTTATTATATGTATAATATCTATTCATAAAATCACTCCTTTTTAATTTATATCTGAATTATACTAAAATTTTTACAATAAGTCAAAAGACATTTTATGTTATTATATTTGACATATTGTAAAAATTTTATTATGATTATAATTATAATCATAATAAAAATATTAAAAATATTAAAAATATTAAAAAGGGTGATCATATGAAAAAAACTTTTTTAGATGAATATTTAAATGATCTTGTAAAAACATATAAAATGAGAAAAAAAAATAAAGATATAAGCGACGTAATTTATTTAAATAATATAAATAAAATATTTGCATATAAAGTATATAATAAATTGAAATTGAACCATAGGAAAAATATTTTAAAATATTCAACTATTTGTGGAATCTTAAGTTTTTTAGGTATTCAATATTTCGAATTACCTATAATTTTAGATTTGTGTGTTTCTTTATCATTTACTTTATTAATAATTAAGAAAATTAATGAATTAAAATATACTATAGTTTTGTATTATAAAGAAAAATTTAAACAAATTAATTTTTGTAAAGAAAATCAAGCACCAAAATTGTTAGGGTTTCATAGAAATAATAATAATAAAGAAGTATATTATTTCAGGACAATGTTACCTTTGATTCATTGGAAAAATAATATAGAAAAATTAGAAATGATATTTTCTAAATATATTATAGATATAAATAATCATAAAGGTAAATTAAATACCATTGAACTCACATTATCTAATAAAAAAGAAACTTTAGATTTAAAAAGTTCTAAAGTTTCTAATGATGTTAAAATCCAAAAATTTTTTGAATTAAAAAATATAGATTGTAAAATTATGAATTATAAAATTAAAGAATATCAAGAAATTATAGATTTTAATACTAGTACTGATTTTAAAGATATTAGTAAATACATCAATGATTTACAAATAAAATGTAAATTATCTAAAATATTTTTAGAACCTGGAGATATCGGAGATTACAAACTATTGATCAATAAAAAAATAAAATTAATAGATTTTTATGAATTTTACAATTCAGGTAAAATAAAACTTAATGAAAAAAATAATATAAGTCTTGGAATATCTTCAAATTCTGAGATTCAATATTTAGACATTTACAATATTATACATTTGTTATTGGCTGGTACGACAGGTGGTGGCAAATCTAACACATTAAATACTATCTTGATATCTCTTTATTTGTCAAATAGGAAAAATATTGCTTTTATTTTACTAGATCCAAAAAAAGCTGAATTAAAAAAATATAGACATTTACCAAATACTGTTTATTCAGGTGATTTTGATAATATGTTGATATTGTTGAAAGAAGCTGAAAAAGAATTAAACAGAAGAGAAAATATAATTGATTCGGATGATTTTGTAAAAGATATTGAAGCATGGAATCGTAAATATCCAGATAATAATATGCATTATATTGTGATAGCTATTGAAGAAATAGCAGATTTATTAAGTAAAGAAAAAAATAATGAAAATAATGAAGAATTTAAAAGATTATTAAAAAGATTCGCTCAAGTTGGGAGGTCTTTAGGATTTCGATTAATTTTGTGTACTCAACATCCAAGAGCTGATATAATTGATACACCAATCAAACTTAATTGTTTGACACGTTTAGCATTCAGTTGTGATAATACAAATAGTTCAAAGCTTATATTAGACAATAATTTAGCGATCAATCTTAAAAAAGGCGAGAGTGTATTAAAAAATAATGGTTATACATTTCTTAAAATCTTTTATATTAATGATAAAAAAGATTATGTAACTATAGAATATTTAAAAAAATTATATTCTGAAAATATTAATGAATCTGTGAAACTTATGATATCTAATTTTGAAAATAGTATAGAATCTAAAATAAATGAACCTAAAATTAATGAACCTAAAATTAATGAACCTAAAATTAATGGATCTACACTCACTATTAAAATAAATAATTGTTTCGATTTATTAAATTTTTATAAAGAAACTAAAAATAACGATAATTCTATAAAATCATTAAACGAAACTGTAAAGTATACTGATAAAGGGCGAACAACAATAAATAAAATGAGAGAAGAATTAAAGAATCAAGGATATCTTGAAACAAAAGGTGTTGGAAAAAATAAGAAAATGTATATAACAAATCTTGATAAACCTTTGATTAGAATTATGTAAAATAATACATTATAGTAAATAATTAATAATATGATGTGTCGAAAAATATATAAAACAAGACTTTTGATTTATTGTGTTTATTGTGTCAAAAGTCTTTTTTTATTAGTGTTTTATTGTGTCAATATTATTTTTTATTGTGCTAATATTATATTATATTTTATTTCTTTGCTACAAAATATTCTTTGCTACAAAATATTCTTTGCTACAAAATATTCTTTGCTACAAAATATTCTTTGCTACAAAATATTCTTTGCTACAAAATATTCTT